TAATGCTATCTTTGGTTGCTCGGTTCATCAGGCACTCGACACATTCCAGAGCCTTAGAGCGCTTGATGCAGATGGTGTCCTGACCGGATGCCGTAAAGGGGATGACAAGTAGTAAGTATTTAAGCATAAACAAAGGTAGGGATAATGTTAAACAACTATAAAATGAAAAAAGAATTTGCAGTAAAAAGCCTGAAAAGAATTAAAGAAATTCAGGAAACACACGACAAGCTAAGGGACTTGGGTGTTGATTTATTAGACTTTGAAGATGGCGTAAATTTGTTAGAAGAGGGTGTGGCGTTATTATTTGTTAAAGACGAAAAGGATTTTGATGCGGCGATTGACTTAGTGGTGTGGTGGCTTTACGAAGATGTGGATAAAGTAATAACGATGGCAGACAAATCTACCGTTGATGTCACAATGCCCGAAGATTTTATCGACTGGCTGGCCGAGCACTTGGAATAACTTATACCCGATAAGGTATGATAAGACATTCAAATAAATTGCACCTAACGTGCCGCAGCTATGCGCTCGTTTTAATGGCGCATAGCTGCTGTTATACGCTGTTTGTTTTAATTTTTTGTGCGGTTGGAAAACTTTTAAACTTAATAACTAAAATATGAAATACGAAATAATATACGCTGATCCAGCTTGGGAATACAACACAAAGGAATGTTTGGCTAAAACATCAATACTTAATGGAGAATTGAATACACATTATAGTACAATGACATTGAAAGACTTAAAAGCATTAGAAGTGCAAAGTATTTCAGATAAAAATTGTATGCTGTTTTTGTGGGTTGTAAGCCCGATGTTAAAATAAGGTATTGAAGTGATGGAAAGTTGGGGCTTCAAATATGCCACAATAGCTTTTATATGGCACAAGCAAAGAACAAATCCAGGACATTATACAATGAGTGAATGTGAAATTTGCTTGGTAGGAAAGCGTGGCACAATACCAACTCCGAGAGGCGCAAGGAATGTAAGGCAATTTTTATCTAAAATGAGAGGTAAACATTCTGCTAAACCAAACGAAATAAGAGCAAGAATAGAAGCAATGTTTCCAACTCAAAATAAAGTAGAATTATTTGCAAGGCAGAATGTTTTAGGATGGGATGCTTGGGGTAATGAATGCGAAAACTCTATAACTCTTGGAGGGGAGGGAAAAAAAAATTAAAACAAATTGCGTATAACGGAACGCAACTTGGCGAACCTTGGATATGTACGTATTTTCGCCAAGATGCTGTTATCGGATAGTATTTTAGAGCGTAGGAATTATTAACAAATAAATATAAATAGAATGAAAAATTTAACTAACATGGAGATTATTAATATCTCAACGAAAAACGGCAAATTGGTTGCCTTAATGTCTTATCAAGACTTAAACCATGATATATCTGATGTGAATATTGGATATGATACAATTGAAATTCCAATCAATTTGCGTGACATTCAATTAAGTTCAAGAGGTAATATACTTGTTAATCAATCTGTAAAAGGTGAAGGTGTGTGCGTTGGAAATTAAAATATTTCCGATAACGGTATGCGTATAAACTTAGTTTAAAATTAAATAGTGATGGCAAAAAATAAAATGGTTTACGGAGTTGAAATGACTTCATTAGAGGAAATGCACTTTGCAAAGTACCGAGACAATAAAGGAATAGCGATGAATACTAAAACAAAAGAGGAACGATATTCGATTGCAAAATACTGGTTGAACAACCATTCTCCTGACATCAGAAAAATGGTAAAATAAATATAGATTAAAATGGAAAATGGATTAACAAAAGATGAGATAGCATCTGTTAATAATGCTGTTGAATCAATGAAAAGAGTTGGATTGTTTTGTGAAAATTGCCGAAATACTACTTGCATTTGTGATGCTTTTGGAAATGCACCAGACGAAGAAGACCCTGACTATGACGATAGCCACGAATGTTGTGATGACTGCGGATGCTATCATGGTCATCATCCGTGGTGTGATGAATACTGTGAATAGTGCGTTGGGTTAATTTTAAATTGAGTTTATACGCTGTTAGGCAAGTGCGTTTGTCTGTGCGTTGGCTCGTTTTAATGTTGCCTAACGGTTTGCAGGTAGGCAATCGTTTTAATGTTGATTATTTGCTGTTATACGCTGATAAACTAAACGAAGCGTTGGCAATTAGAAACTAAATAATAATAATTAAATAAAACACAAAAAAATGGCAACAACAAAAAAACACTTAGTTACATTTAGAAGTAACACAAATTTTTCAATCAACTATGAAACCAATAATTTGAAACCACAAGTTGAATTGATACTACTAAGTACTGAACCAAAATATGAAGTGAATAAAAAAGGCGAAATTTTGAAGGGACACGAACTTGGAGAGTTTAGAATTTTCACTTCATTGGAAGGCGTAAATGCAATGATAGGAGACCTTCAATTGTTGGTTTCACAACTTCAAACATTTGAACAACTAAGTGCGGGAATGAACACGCTTATTGAAAGTGCTAAAAAGAACAACGAAAATAATGCGGGTGGGGTTTAGTTTATTTGCGTATAACGGCAAGGTATAAATGACGTTGCCATTTTAAAACACAAATGTTAAACTTAAAAATAAACTTGATATGGAATACAAAGTTCAAATAACCGATGAAGCTGGCAATGTTCATTTATACAATGTTAGCCGTAGTTCTTCTTCTCCAAAATCCTTGAATGACTTCATTTTAGAAGCATTACAGATTAGTGAAGATAAACGAAAGTTACCATTTATGATACAATGCCCAAACGGATTAGAAGTTCATCCTTCAATTAAAATGAAGTTTGAAAACTATGGTTCGCCAATACTCGGAGATAAACTCGAAGCAATGCACGTTACTTGGCGTGATTGAATTACGGCTAACTGGGGGCTTGTGGCGTATTTATAGCGTTTAGCCCCGAATATCAATAACATGGTAAAGAAAATAGACTTCAAGACAATACGCACAGAGGGGACATTCGGCGAGCCAATGCGGTTGGCTTACTTGGTTCTAATCGACGACACCTCAAAGGTTGTGAAAATCACCCGCACGGTGTTGACATCAGAACACAGGCGTTACTCTAAAAACGGCTGGAAAAAGAAGTACAAGAGGTCGTTCAATGGACGGTACGTGATGGAGAATGTAACTACGTTACAGGTATCACATTTGCAACTTGTGGCCTTTAACGTCAGCCTTTCATTGACGGATTCGAAGGAAAAACAAGAACCTTATTTTGGGTGGTGCGAAGTTGAAGGGTGTGAGCAAGAAGGCGCAAACGGCGGCGGTTGTTGGCGTGACACGGGATATTGGACGGTGTGTAGCAAACACTCACAGGAATATAGGGAAGGCAAGCCGCAGCCACCAATGAAGCAATGGGCTATTGACAGGGAGAAAAGTAGAGGTTCGGACGGTGTGTTGGTCAATGAAGGCTAACTACCCGTTCAACGATACTGGCTTCGGTGTATCACCTCAACCACACGTCGATAAGGCTGTCCTGAACATCGCGTGGAAGCGTGTCTATCCTTTCAATCAGAAGCCCCTTCAGGCGTTCAATCTCTTTACCCCTGTCGTCCACTACCCGTTGTAGTGAATCCACCCGCCTAAAGTCGTATTGTGGCGTTTCCGTGCGTGAACATCCCTTGCCGATAAGAACACCAGCCAACACGAATACCGCACCAAGCAGCAGCACAAACATCGGTAAATTCATTCTAACCATCAGTCCAAGTAATTACAGAACGCAATAACCAGCCGTGTGTGGCGTAGCTTCCGCGCCTGCCACCCTCCGCGATCCTGACTGCCATAAGTACCGTCGGGCGTTGTGTTGGCTTCGATAGCATAAAACAATCCGGCTTTCCGGTCGGCCCACTTTTCAAAGATGCCCACATGGTCAGCCCCGCCGTTCTTGTCCCAGTCGAAACAAACGATGTCACCCGGCTGCGGGTCGGTCGTAACCTTCCCATGCTTTCGGGCGTGGTTGACAAGGATAGGCACATACTTTACCCCCTCCGGTGTTTCCACGTCGGCTAATGGGTAGGCTATCCCACAATGCTGCGATGCCCAAAAATACCAATATGATACAGCCGTAGCGCAATGGGCGTACTTGTACCCTGCGCGATTGTAGAACCAATCGTTGTACTTTTCCGGCCCTCTTGTGCCGATGTCGGCGGATGCGAATTGTAGGATGGATTCCCTTATCATGTCCAATGGTATTGCTCAAAAAGTTCTATGTTGATGTGTTCCCTAATCAGTTCCACCTGTTGGTCTGGTCGTAGGTCGTTCCACGTCGTGATTTGATACACTTCCCACAACTTAATAAACACGTCGTCAACAGCAAGCATCCGCTGCGCTTTCTGCACGTCCTCGGTCTGAATAGTAATTTTACAAAACCCGTCCATCAATCTATTTACTTTAGGCTATTCCATGTCATTTGTTTTCGGGCGCCCGATTAGCGAACTTACTACTTACATTTCCCACCACAAGGATTGCCGTTACCCACTCCCAAAACTGGAACAGGTCGGATGCCATGATGTCACGGTTAAAGAACCACAGCGACCCACTAAGGGCGAACAACAGGAAGGCCACAAACATCTTGCGACCGCCTACAAAGTCATAAACCTTCTGCATCGTTAATCTCTTTTTCAAGTTTCTTAATCTCTAACTTCTTTATCCGTGAATCACGCACCTTGTTTATGATTGTGATAAAGAGGAGGACGACACCACCACAGGCGCCAAGTGTTTGCGCCCATTGCTGTAAGCCGTCCAAAAGCGGGAAGCTGACAGCCATAATCGTGCCGCCCCATCCTATTACGTCGGATATTGATTCCTTCAAGTTGTCTACGTTGTGTATCATGCGAATAGTTTTTTTAGGTATGACAATATCCTTTTCCATATCGTTGTTTTTTTTATGGCCTTCAATTTCTTTTGTCCCGCCCGATTTGGCATCCTAACCGACTTCCTTGAAGCCCTGCCGCCAAACAGCGTGAAGTAATTAACTATTGCATTGTCAACGTCCTCATCCGTCCACGTTCCGTCAACGTATGGCTGCAAGGGCAGCACGTGGTAAATCTTTATGTTTTCTGCGTGGATTATCACCGTAGGCTGAAACACCTCATCACGGGCGATGTCCACCGTAGTCACCAATTCAATGTCGGGGTTTACTATCGTAACCCCCGGATGGGTTTCGACTTCAAATGTGTTTTTAATTGGTATCATAGTCCTAATTCTGTGAAGGTGAAGTAACGTAGTAATATGTAGCCTATTGCGTTACCATTTAGCAATGTCAATGTTTTTGTTTGACTTTGTAAATCTTTTTGTGTTTCTTGATAAACTCTTGCCGCACTTGCATCGCGCGAACTTGATGTCCACAAGTTATGGGTTAAACTAAAAGGATTGTAGTTTATACTATTCTCGCTGCTAATTATTAAAGTAAATTCATTCTTATTGGGCACGTACCAATCATTGTACCCCTCTGCCGTTACTGGTTGTGCTGCCATTGCCGTAGTCCAATTAACTCCTGCACCACCCTGAACTACCCGATACCAACCGATAACTGTTTCCGCTATGTAGTTGGTAGTCGCCCAATCAATAACAATATCATTCGCATACGTCTGACCGCCCAGCGTGTCGGTAAATCTATTGGTGTTTCCAAACGGGTTATTAAAGTCAAGCGTTGTGAAATCCGAACCTCTACCACGTTCTAAATCGCCATCATCGTTGCTTACATACGATGTGGTTTGTCCCGTCTTGTAAGGGTTGGCAGAATTATACCTTTCAGGGCATGCACCATCACCACCCATCTTGTAAATACCACTACCGCTTTTCCCAAATGCCCCCATAAATCGAAGAATAAAATAAGTATAATCTTTTGTAAAAAAAAATATACTTGTGTAAACTATAAAAATTACACTTCAAATTGCACAAGCCAATTATTAACCATATCCTGAACCATGTCGTCCTCCCACGTTGGGTCGTATGGCATATCTTCAGCCGTTACGCCAAACGAAGCCGTGTTGGTTGTTAATATAATGTCCACGCTCAAAAGTTTGTCAATAGCTTTATCCCGAATGGTATTCATGTCAACCGTTACCGTTGGGTTGTCTATTGTTACTTTGAATTGTTCAAATTTGTATTTCATATTATGTAAGTGTTGTTCCTGTTACTGTGAAGGTGCGGCAGGGCATATAAAAATGTTGTGATGAATTGGTCTTTGACGACCTATCAAATTCTCCCGTTGAAGTATTCAAACGTAACGCTGTGGCCGTGCTGCTATAAGAGGTGGTGGATGTCCATAAGCTACCGCCTGCAATTACGCTTGTCCACGGGGACGGGCCAGTACTGCCAAACATATTTTTTGAAGCATTGAACAAACTTGCCATTTCGTTCAAATTTGGCAATTTCCATCCGCTTGTAAATGTGCCTATGCTAACTAATAAAGCTCCATCAATCGCATTGTTCCAGCTTATACCAGTTCCGTTAATAGTTCTTCGCCAGCCCAACACCGTACTGCCATCATAAGTGCTCCAATCAATCACGATGTCGTTAGTGTAGGTTTGCCCCCCTAACTCATCGGTAAACCTGTCTGTATTACCAAAGGGGTTATTGCTGGCCAGCGTGGTGATGTCTGTTGCTCTGCCTGCCTGCAAATCCCCATCATCGCCAGTACGATAAGAAGTAGTTTGCCCCGTTTTCATAAGCGTAGCACCAACTGGCGCAGCAGCCGCAGGAACTTCAATAGTTACCGTATTGCCAACAACACTTACAGCATCAGGGGTTACAGGGCTACTTCCATCAGTAATATCAATGTCAATAGGAGATGCACTTGAAACAGAACCCTCAAGAGAACTATTAACATTCACATCAACGGACGATGCACCATCACCACCCATCTTGTAAATACCACTACCGCTTTTCCCAAATGCCCCCATTAAGCAAAGAATGAAATAATTACATTTCCATCATTAACAGTTGAATCAATAATAATTGGATTGCCCATATTAGAATAATGGTCTGAAATGGCAAATGTAGCACTTGCACCATCAGGCATCAATATACCGTCAATCTCTTCACCGCTTGAACTGTCAATTAAATAACTGAAAGACTGATAACGTATTCTCGGAACTCTTTTTATAGTAGCGCCACTCAGTGCGTTACTAAACTCTCCACTAAGGGTCAACTCAGTGTCGCTCTCTATGCTAACAACCTTTAACAATTCATCATTAACAGTGTCCCAAATAAAGTCACCAGTTTCAAGTTCAGAAACAAAAGCAGTACCGCTGCCAATAAGCCTATCTTTTCTGCTCATAGTGGAAGCAGTGCCCGTAAGGGACTCGCTCTGCGGAAAAGTGTCTTTCACATTGGCGTATAATGCCGTCTGATTATTTATAGTAACTGCCATAACTCAAATTTTAACAAAGATACTAAACTATCTTAGACGCCTTGACGACAGGCTTTGGGTGCTTAACGAACGCCCTGACATCGGCTTGGCCTCTAACGTGCCACTGTTTGACCCGCCCGTTTTACCACCCCTCTTAATATCACGCTCTACCCCCTTCTGAATTTTATTCACAATAGTCCGTGCGTCAACGTCGTTTAAGCCCGTCAACATCGTGACTCCGTGGAATATCAAATACATCTGTAACGCCCGCTGCTGGTCTTCGGTCATCTTGTACTCCACCTTTTCCGTGCTTGCATCAAACGGGTTTGGGTCAAGCATGATAGTATCACTAAAGCCAAACATCGTGCTTTCAGCAACATCAGCTATGTCCAACAACTGCTGCGCCAATATACCGTAAGAACCAATAGACGACAAGAACGTACTGATCTCATCGCTACTCATGTTACCCTGATAGAACAAATCCTTGTCTGTGTCCACGTCAAAGAACGGCAGTAGCACATTCTTGTAATAGTCGTTAACGGCATACTTCACTGCCATGTCAGACTGCGATGAGAAGCCCCCGAAGGTCATATCAATGGTAGACTGGGCAATGACTTGGTGTACACGGTGCGGTAGTTCATTTGACGACACGATAGCATCCACCTCCTCATCGTCATAGTCGAACATAGCCTTTAGAACTTCCTTGACAAGGTATATCCTAAGTGGGTATATCAACAACAGCTTAATGCTGTTAAACGCCAGTGCCTCCACCCCCTGTGCGGTGATGTCCCCAAAGGCAATAGCCTTTTCTGTCGGACTGCCCCACAGCAACCGCTTAAAGTTTATCCAACGGGTGACGTTGTTATTCATCGTGAACGACGCAAAGGGGAAAAAGATATTTCGCCAAATGTCCTTATATCCACCTGTACGCGTCATCATTTCCGACGCCGCCGCCATAGTATTGACGTTCTGTGAACGTGACAGCATTATCTCTGCATACGCCGACGCTTCTTCATTTGGGTCTGCTGATTCCTTTTGCCAGTCAATGTCGCGCCAGCTTTTATACACGCCCCTTTGAAGTAGATTCTCTGCATAGTACGACACCCACGCCTTACGCGCAGCAAAGTAATCCGACTGTGTTAATGGGTACATCGTTAGGTCTGCTGCCTTACGACGCGCCGACAGGTACTTACCAAAGGCTTTCGACAGGACGCCGCGTTGGGCTTTGACAACAGAATCCTCTAAGCGCTCAAACTGATAGCCACCGCGTGTTTCCTTGCGGCTTAGGATAGTCCCTTTAGAGAACAGCCCTTCGTTGTAGTTAGCACCGCTAAGGGTTGTGTGTAGTGCCGCCGCTGCGCCCTTCTTTCTTACTGCTGCCGCCGTCATCGCCCTGAACGCAACAGGTAACACCTGTTTCATGGGCTGGGTGATACCCGCAAGGCTTATGTTGGCACCCAACGACGCTAACCCCGACGTCGCCTTTGACAGCGCACGGGCATACTCATCGCTGGGGTACATACGCCGTAGAATCTTAACACCATTAGTCATCTTCAGGTCTAAGAACTTAACGTTCTTCTCGCCCATCTCCTCAATCAAATCATTGGTGTTCATCACGGCCTTAAAGCGCATGATGTGTGGTAGGGTTTCAATGTAGGTTAAGGCATGACGGAACTCATTAGTAACCATAGCGTCGAAGTCCACGTCGTAAACACGGCTACCCTCTAAGCGCTTCATGGACTTAAACCTGTTCTTTGTCGAACTGGGTGTCATTACCGATGGGTCAACAGAGTTGATGTCTTGATCTATGCCAAGGTCTTCGTCCCTGATAATAGCTGTTTTCTTTGTCTTATTGGGCAAGTAGTTGTTTACAAGGTCAAGGGTGTTGTTATTGTAAACCCTACTAATCTCGTCGTACTCATTAGCGTATGTGCTGGCAAACGACACGGCTAAGTCAACAATCTCACGGGCGCCTGTGTGACCGTTCTTTGTCATGGCAGAAACAACGTCCTTTATTGTCGACGCGTCAGCCACAAGCATATCGAACATCCGCTGTTCCAGCTCCGCTTGCTCACGTAGGTCTTTACGCTTTGACTTTTTCTTTGCCTCAATGTCTGACACTAACAACCCTTTCCTGCGCTCAAACTCTGCGGCTACCTCATCGGCTGTGCCGCCATAGTTCTGATTCATAAACCCGTATATGAATCGCGCCATGATGGATTCGGGTGTCTTGGTATCTGGGTATTTCTTGTACAGTTCCCCTAATGGGTTTAGGAACCCGTCAACCATGCGCTTGTCGGCACGGCTACCGCCAGCGTACACCTGTGCCATGCCACTCATGGCATAGAACTTAGCCCCAAGGCGGCTACTGCCAGCGACGCTTTCCACGTATTGCTCCATGCTGCCAGCAAAGCGGGTAAAGAAATCCAAGTTCCCGAACTTCACGCACATCTTCACCTTTTCCGCCAAGAACTGCTTAACGATGGCGGGGGCTTCCATGCGTGCTGCAATCTTACCCATGCCGTCTAAGCTGCCGTTGGTAACGAAGTTATCCATCCCCTTTATCAACGTCTTTATCTCGTTCAGCGACAGGGCATCCACGCTACCGTTTGAAATACCGTCAATGATACGCTTCTCCAACGGGGTCATTGATTCAGTGTCTATCACCCCGCTGTCCATAGCCGCCACTGCTTCGGCAACGTATTCAGCCGCCAGTTCAAGTAGTGCCTGACGCTTTAGCTGCTGTTCCTGTTCCTTGTCAACATCAGGTAGCTGTTCTTCCGATAGGATGTTGGCGGCTAATGCCTGAAGGTCGGATACTGTCATTGACCCAAACTCCTCCGGTAACGCCATATCCATCTGTGAGTAGAATGACGCCACTTTGTCAAGCAGTCTGCGGCGCTTCTCGCTATCCACCTCTGCCAAATACTTTTCGTTCAGCGCATCTATATCGTCGTTGGTGTATTCCCTACGGGCGTTCTGTGCTATGTATTCATCCTCTATGTTTGATACTTTAACAGGTGATACTGACGATGCCACTGATGCTAATACGGCAAGGTATTCAGCCTTTGATTCGTCTGATAGTTGGTTGTGGTTTATACCCACAAATGTCTTTAGCGTTGTCTTGTCACGGGCGAATAGCCTTTTGTCGCCCGATTTGCCACGCATAGCCCTTTTGATAGCTGCTTTGGCTTTCTTGATCTCTTTAGCCGCCTTGTCTTTATCCCCCTTTAATTCGGCTTTATCTTTAGCCTTTTGCTTTATTTCAGCGACCTTCTTGTCGATGGTAGCCTTAAAGTCGTTAGGGCGTGACAGGTACCTGTTCATTGCCGCCGCCACGTAGAACGCCGACAGTGCCTTTTTGTTGTCCGGCAGTGCTGCTATCACATTTTGTGATACCTCACTTATCTTAATGCCGCTTTCAAGCTGCTTAACAGCATCCTTTACGATGGGGTCTGTTTGGGATATGTCGTTGAGGGTTTGGTTCTTTGCCTCTGTGTAAATAGCGTTAGCCTGTGATGACAATATTCCCTGTTCCTTTAGCCCCTCTATTATCTGGTCTTTGGGTGTACCGTTCTCTATGTACTGCTTGGATAGCTTTATCAATCCCTTTCTGAACTCCGGTGATATTCTTTGTACACGCTGGTACTTAGGCTTGTTCTGTGCCTGTAACTGACGTAGGTGGTAGCTGTACGCAAAGTCGTACATCTTCTTTGTTTCTTCGTCTGGGAAGTCCTTTATTAGGTCGTCAGCCATTTCCTTGGCTTGCTGCTCTAATGACTTCTGCTTCTTTTCGCCCCAACGTGGTAGACCCTTTGAATCACGGCTTGCGTTCATACGGTCTAAGAACTTCTGCTGGCGTGTTTGGGGCGCCCGATTTGCTTTCGACACCTTTGACTTTATCCTAACACCTTCCTCCAATGCCCTATTGATCGCAGCCGCCACGTCAATAGCTGACATGGTATCTGTAATCTTCACGGAATCAAAGCCAAAAGCGTTTAACAAACGGTTAAACCATTCTAAGACAGACTTCCTCTTTGGCGGTGATAGCTTGTCAATATCTACGTACCCGTCAGCCACCATCGCCATAAATTCAGCGACGTACTCCTCATCACGCTCCTGTGGCTCATACTGCTGGGTAAATTCCTCCAAGTCCTCATGCACGTCAGGCATAGCCTTTTTCAGTGTGTCACGTAGGTCGTTAGCCATCTTTGCTAACCTGATAGGGTCGGCGGCGATGACGTCAGATATAACTTGGTGTACGGCCTCATGCACAAGGCTACCTGCTGTGGTGGTGGCACTTGACATATCAATGTGGATGGTGCCGTCAGGCAGTATCTTAGCGTTGCCAGTACGCATAGAAACTGTTTCACCGTCAACGCCATTAAACGATTCTGCCGATGGGTGTAGCACTATACGCACGTTAACACCTGAACGCCTTAACGCCTTCATAACATTAGGTAGCCTATCCAACAGGGCTTTGGCGCTTTCGCTTGCGCCCTCTTTGATGCGATCTATCACCACCCGGTCTGCACGTGTGCCCGTAAGCTCAACACGCTCTTTGATGGGTGGTTCTACTGCACGGGCGGCTTCAAAACTTACCGCTTCCTGACCTTCTTGGGCAGCTTCTTCACGTCCTGATTCGGGTGTTCCTTCGACCACCTTTTCGCCATCTGCGGCTTGTTCTTGTACATCCACCGCAGTTGCGCCTTGCTCTTGAATGGCATCTATACCTCCTTCTTCTTGGGTTCCGTAGTCTTCGTCAAATCCCTCAACCCATGAATAGTCTTTCTTAAAATTTGTAGCTTCTCCAAGTATTTCTTCTCGTCGTTTTGGGTCTGCGATTGCTTTTTTGAGTTCTTCATATTCCTGCATTGTTAGACTGTAAGGCCACGCCATAAAGAAGTCGGGGCCTGATTCTATTTCACGTATTAGTTCGTCTGTGTTTATATTCCCTGATGGCCCTACAAATATGTTTAGGACATCCTTTACAATATCGTTGTTTACGGCCTTAACGCCCCTTTTGTTCAGTATCTTTGCTGCGACACTGGTGTTTAGGTTCTTGCCTGTTTTCTGTTTGTACAGGTCATTTATACGGGCAGCCCTTTCAGAACGTTGCGGTATCCCGTTTGGATTCTCAACAATAATATCAACAATGTCCTGTGGTGTTACCTCTTGTCCCCGCATTTCAGATATTTCCTGTGCTATCTCGTCAAGGTCACGACCTGACCTGTCTTTCTTGCGGGTGAACCACGCACGGGCAAGCCCTTGTGTGATATAGTTCTTGTCAGCGAACTGCACAAAGCTGTCACGGTTAACGCGTAGCCCCCGTAGTCCGTCCCTAAGTGTTTGTACGTCGGGGTTCTGTGCTTCTAAGTATGCAGCCGCCAAGTCCTCCACGGTGGCAACCGTACCCTCTGGCAACCCAAGTTCCTTGGCTATTATTTCAGCCATCTCATCGTAGCCACTTTCGCGTAGGTCTATCTGCTCCTGAATATCCGCTAACTGCTCACCGGACATCTGCTCAAATCCAAACACACTAAACGCATCTTCGTCAGGGATGTCCTCAACAACAACGCCGTCAGGGATAACCTCTGCTTGTGGCTGCTGCGTACCCGCCTCCTCAACACCACGGGAAATGATACCCATTGATTCATTGAGGTACTTAGCGTAAGCCTTACCAGCATCTTCGCCTTTGAGGATGTCGTTCTGCAATGCGTCGATGGTGGCAATCTTCTCATTCATCGTCTGTAAGATACGCGCATCAACGGGGTCTGTTTCGTCCAGCGTCTTAGCGTACTTAACGGCTTCGTCCTTATCGGCACGCATATTCACCAGCACGGCCTTGTTGAACTCACTCATTTCAGGTGACGCGGCATCAACGGCTTTCTTCTGCTCCACCAAACTGTTAAGCCTGTCCTTAGCGTTTTTGTATTGAACGTCGGTCAGCGCCCCCTCTTTCTTGGCAAACTCTATCTTCTCCATCACCCCGTCGGGGTCTGACGCAGCTAAGTATTCGTACTGCATCTGCACAGGGAACACCGCGCTGTTCTTAAACGACTTAATGACGCGGCTACCACCAAAGAAAGTTCCGACAATAGCTGCACCACCAGCGGCATTAGCCATGTCCTTAATCGTCACTTCGTCATCAAGTATGTCCTTGCCAGTAACCTGATTCATGGTGAAGTTGATACCCTTCTCTGACAGGTATGCGGCAACCTCCTCCACCATTTCCTTCTTTGTTTCGTTGGCAAATTCACTAAATGCCGAACGTATAACCTGCCCACTTGTCATCCTACGTATCTCCGCTGGGGATGCGTTCTTTAGGATGTTGACAATGTTCTTCTTCATCTGTGTGCGTACACCCCCGAACAGGTAATCCGACGGGAATATAGCCTCCACAAAACCCTGTGACAGCCCCATGACGTTTCCGTACACCATTGCCGTTTCGCTGTCCATACCCTGCGCCATCGCGTCTATGTACGATGTACCAGCCGTTTGCAAATAGCTACTTGTAACGATACCAGTTGTTTGCGCTACCTTGGCACCGACACCTAATGTCTTTAGCGTACCCCCAATCCACCCTGCGGGAGCCATGATAGCTGCTGTCTGTGCGATCATTGACGTGGCATCGCGCACAAGGCTTTCGTCGCTACCTGCGCGCATGGCGTCATATTGCACGTAAAAGCGTTTCTGCTCATCGGGCATATCTGTACCCGTGGCTAAGTAACCAAGGGATTCTACGCCCCTTACAATCTCTTTACCAGCGTCGGCGAAACCGTCCCACACGTCAACACCAAATTGCACTACGGCGTTTTGTTTGTTGTACCACTGCTTGTCGGCCTCACGCATGGCTTCAATCTCCTTGATGTCGCGTTCAGCCTGTTGGTATGCAATCTCTGTTTCTACGCGGTCTGCGTTCTTTATGTTGGCACGTACATACCCGTTGTACATTAGGTCAAGGTACTTCTCTGCGCTGTTATATTGCAGTGCTAAGTTTGCCTTTTGTACTTCAAAGTCGCTGTCGTACACCGCCTGTTTGTCGGGGCGTGCTGCGATGTCTTGTGCGAACTGCTTTTCTAACTGTGTTACCCGTTGGGTGTATTCGTTGGCGAGTTTCTCCTTTTGGTACTTTATTGCTTCGCGTACAAAGGCACCGTCTTTTACTACGTCCCATTCTTGTTTTAGGCGGTAGTCACCCCTGTCCCATGATTGTGAATAAAGAGTTTGGGGGCGCCCGATTTGCTTAGCCTTTTCGGGGTTCTCTGTCGCGTAGTCCTCAATGACCTTCTTGAATATGGCGTACTGGTTGTCGTCAACGGGTGTTAACGCATCAGCCGTATTGGGGGTAAACTGACTTAACGATTGCTTAACCTTGTCGGGTTCGTCGGTTCTATTGCCCAACTCATCCACGGCAAACGATTCGGGCTTGCTGTCAACGCCACCTACATACACCCTGCGCGGGGAGTTGTTGGCGTAAAACTGTATGCCGCCCTCCGGTACGCTACTAATGCCTTGCGTTAGTATGTCGACGGTCGTGGTGCCTGCTGGCGTGTCTATGTTGCGCTTGAACCTACCGCTAACGTCCACGGGTTCTGCCTTGTCGTCGCCTTCTTTGGGCTTTTCAATTAGCTTAGTGGCGTTTAGTAGGTTTGAGTATATCGGGCTTGACGGCCTCTCGCTAAACTTCTTTGCGAACACACTTACGGCTTCGTCTAACTCACGCTGGCGCTTTGCCGCCTCTGACTTGGCCTTGTAACGTGCGTCAATGTCTGCTATGCCCTTGCTGTCCTTGATACCGTAATAGTCCTTGATGTAGTCTAAGCGGTACTGGTTGTAGTCTTTTGGCTTTTGGGGTATAGGTAGTGTGGCCTTGTAGTTTTCGTACTCGGTCTGTATCTGCGCCTCTGTTTCGGGGCTTATTGACGACGCTATCTCACTTATTGTGGCTTGGGCGTTTGCGTCAATGTCCCTGTCTACTGCCTTTTGGCGCTGTGAGGATATTGTCTTGTAGGCTACCTCATCCTTGGTGGGTATTACGCTTACTGCTAATGCGCCGATGCCTTGTTTTGGGGCGCCCGTTTTGGTATCGGTTACTTCAGCCTGAACAGCCAATTCATCGCCCTGCGAAGTAGATTGGGCTTCTGAAACGGATGCTTCTGATGCGATTCCACCAATGGTAGATTCTTTTTTTTTTACTGGCTCTCCCTGCGCGGGGGCTGTGGCGTAAGTGCTTTCAAACTGGTTGTAGTCGCTTACGTTGTAGCGCTTGACAATTACATTATCATACAGTTTCTTCCGGTTTGTTGGGTTAGCCATGTATGACTTAAAATCGTCATAGCTGCCAACTTCATACTCGCCGGATAAGTCTTTGTATAGTGCCTGTAATGCCTTGTCGTTCATTATGGTAATGGTTTCTTAGTGCTTGATGTTCCTGAACCACCGTCGCCTGTCGGAAGTTCCCTAAGCTTACGCTTTAGTTCCTCAACCTGTTCTTTACCGTACTGTGCAATCAGCTTGTTTTCAACCTGCTTGAATGGTACAATAGCATTTTTGGAAATTTCCTTCACCTGCTCCTTGCCACCAACATTAACAAGCGTCTTGCTGGTTGTGGCTACAAGCACTGAATAATCGCCGCTTGCTGGATTAAACATGGCTTTTGTTATCACCACGTCATTTTGACCCGTGAACTCATCCGTCTTCCTTCCGGTTGTTGCGTCAATGGCGTCTGAACCAAGTGAAATGGTTGTTTCAAGCGTTGACGGCAGCGTGTATGCTTTGTACGTTGTTTTTACAGTTTCCCAAGGCTTAAACCCGCTTTCTGCTGATGTTTCCAACTCAAAGTCTTCAGTAGTGGTGCCGTCAACATATAGCTGGTCGTCGGCGCCCTTACCTCCAAGCGGTGATTTGGAAAACGAACTATCGGTAGTAGAATAAATGTTTGGCAGTTCAGCCACAAACGAATCAATGTCCCCATAGTTTTTGTCAACTGACGCCTTAAACAAAAGGTCATTCTTATACTTGTTCCTAACTGCGTTGCCCCACTTCACCAAGTCAACTTTCTGGTTTCCGTAAGAGTAAGAATAACCTCCCTGCTCATTATAGCCGCCGCCCCCTGTTGTTACTAAGTGGTTTTGGGGTTTGGCGTCAATATCTTCCAACACCATCTGAACCGGATTCTTTAGGTTCATGGTTGGAGTGGTCAGTTCCAAATAAACTTTCTGAAAAGCATCCCTATCGTACAGGTACTTAGGGTTTGTCATTACATCTTCGTACTTAGCAAGCTGCTCGTCCGAGTAATATCTTTCGTTTGGGTCTTTGTTCTTTTCGTTACTGTATATCTGCGTAACACCCTTCATCAATTCTTTCTGTTCGTTAGAATTATCAATAAGGGACTTATACGCAGCCATATCCGAAAGGTACTCATTCATCTTTGCTGGGTCGTTGTACACCTGCTCCCACTGACCTTCGTACTTGTTTAGTATTTGGTTGTATGCGTTCTGATACTCCTGTGCATCACGGATAGCCCACCCCTGCTTGTCCTTAAGCGCAAGTAATTCGTTTTGCGCTTGTTTCTTAGCAAGTTCGGCTTTCTTTGCCTTTTCCTGACCGTATTGCAAAAACGCTTCGGCTACGGGGGTTGTGTCAATAACCTGTGCTGTACCGGTGCCTATGCCTACTGATGTTGGTGCTGCCATTTATTGCTTAAATCTTGCGCGGTTGCATCAGGAAGTTTTGCGCCTGTGACATAAAGAACCCGTAAGGGTCAAATGCGCTTGCTCCACCCGTTGGAACTGGCATGGTTTGCGACGGCGTCTGCGTTGGCTGCTGTGAACGATTGCCGTTACCGCCTATGTTAATCGACTTGTCGGGTGACATAATAGCCAACGTTTTTAACGCCCCTCCGATATTCTGCATACCAGCACCGATATTAGCCTGTGCAGCGGCAACCTTTTCCTGATATGGCATCAACTTATTAAGTTCAAACGCCATGTCTTTGTAGCTTGCAAGTACACCCTTGGCGTCAGCCACCTCCGACAAACGCTGCTTACGCAACATCTCATCCTGCATGGCGATATTCATAAAGGCGTCGTTCTGCGCTTGTAATACACCACCAAGTCCAGCGAATCCGGCGCCACGTTCCGTACCCGTCTGCAAAGCCGCTGACGTGCCACGTTCAACCTGCTGGCGCATATACTGTTCCTGCTGCGCCCCCAACCCCTCTGTCGCTAAAGCCTGTGCCTGTGCCACGTTTTGCTGAATCTCCTTTGGGATTTCATACGTGGGGCGCTGCTGCTTTGATAGCGACACGGCACCACCAATAGCCTGACCAATGCCTAACGCGGTCTGAAGTGCTGCGGGAATTACTGCGAATGGAATAGTCATATTACCACAAAGATAGTAATTAGTTGTTCAACTCGCTATTTGCATATCGGCATGAAACTGCAAATAACTTAGCCTCTGTTTCCAATTCATTGACCAATTCGCAAATAAGGCTGTGGCAACGTAGTGAATCACCGTTTATCAGCGGGAAATCGACGTTTGGGGTGTTGGCATCACGCATATACGTGGCTTTGTACACGCCCTCAAACTCATCGAAGTCCATCTCAATTAGGTTGCTCTCCTGACCAAATTGGTTGTATATCCTTTCGTTACGCCATACTGACGTGGCCTCTTGGATTTGGTTTATGAAGAACTTGATGTCTGTTGGTTGGGCGTTAAAGGCTACCGTCACCTGACTGTAACTTGGGTTGCCCCTGAATACGTTGCGTTGCTGTGAGGCGTTGTGAAGGTAGAGGCGCCCGTTTTGCCAACTCACATAACCAGTGCCAGCTTCATTAGCCCATTCAGCTACCCACGAATAGAACGTCACCCACCTGTTCTTCGCCTCACTGAACGATATTGTTTCACCACCACCGTTGTTAACAAACGTCGTCACAACGCTTTCCGTGCTTGGCGTTACCCCACGCGGCACAACACGCGCTGGCAGTGGCCTTGTTTCGGGTCTTACAACGACAGTCTGCGTGAATGTTTCATAGTCGCTAAAACAGAGGATGTATTCTTCATTATCCCTGTTGTACACCCCACGGCAGAACCCCCCTGTCTTTAGCTTGTTTAGGCGTGGGACAAAGTAGGTATTCATCTTATAGGAATCCACCTGTGCCTGTTCGGATGAACTGATGCGGGTTATGCCGTCACCGCCGATACGAAGCACAGCCCCACGGTTGCTATCCACAAAGTAAATGGACTTACCATAGATAGCCATGCTTTCGGGGTTAGTGATGCCATACTCCCCACCAAAGTAGCTGATCTGTGACAACACCTGATTGAGCCTTTCCACGGCACCCGACTGACCGCCAGTGCTGTCGTACAGAACCTCTTTGTTAACCAACACCTGACCGACCCTGAAGTTCTGAAAAACAACAACCCTGTCGCCAAGGCTGTACAGCCGCAGGACGTCACCGTACCGGATGTCGTAAGTCCTAAAACTTTCAGGGAAGATGTTGGACAATCCATTGACCTGCGTTTCAGGGATAAACACCTCTGTATAGTAGGCCGTGGTGGGTCTTTTTACACGCCCGAATGAACGGTCAATGTTGTTAGCCCTGCCCCTGTTCCAGTAGTTTGATGTGTAAAAGTCAGAGTACGAAAAGTCCTCAATAATAATATCGCTGGAGCCAAACGAATAGCCCACCACATAGTTGTATTTACGCGGCCTTACCCATACGTCACCACTATTGACATCAAGTATGGCGGGTTGTGACGCTGTTTGGTTTTGTAGGTTCCCCTGATGGTATCCCCCAACAATCTTAAACACATCACCCGTTTCGTAGAAGAACCGCTGTTCAACGCTTTTCTTTGGGGTGAATATCTCCACCATGTTGCCTGACGTCAGTATCATAGCACCCGTGCTGTCGCCAGAAACGGTTATCTCATACGTGCTTTCATCAAAGCCCAACACTTCGTACTCAATAAAATCGTCAAACACCTGTATTCCCGTGGGCGTGGTCTTCCAAACACCACGAATCCTGTCACCCTTGGTGAATGAATACGAAAGTATTGGGACGTTGTTGTACCCTTCGTTGTACCGGATTATTGGGTTTACGTTTATCTTCCATCTATTATTTGTTTGTGCTGTTACAGTACCTATGCGCGTATGGATAAACCTATTTGTCTGCGAGTTCCCCGCATAAACAATCTGATAGTGCGTCGCCCACACAGGGGGTGTATGCCCTATGGTTAGGCGTATAACCGAAGAACCTATCACGTCATCTTCAGTGGCAAATGGCACGTAAACCTCCGTGCTGCTATCTGCGTTAACTTTCCCGTAACGTCCGGCATAGTCGTAGTAAACAATGCCCAGTGCGTGTCGCGAACCGGACTTGTAGCTGTTAATCTGCGTTCCCGCTATTGACGCCCTAAGAACCGTTACCTTGCCGGTTATGGTCTGAACCCCGCGTACTGGCGATAGGTCAAGAATTGACGATACAGATGTGTTTATTTCGCAGCCTATACCAAACTGATTCGGTATTGCCGATGCGATTGACGACTGTAAATTAAAGAAGCCGCTTTCGGATATTTGAGAAACCTGACCGAGAACGCTTGGCGAGTTTAGCTGCGATATGATGCTGTTGTTAAGGACAGATATATTAGCGGCATCGGCGGCAGTTACTATGTGTGTAAGTGTTACTGTTTTTGTTTTGTCTGAATAAGCTATGGCCCCGTCATTAAGTGTGCCATACCGCACCGCAACGGTATATGCAACACTAACCACGTCGCCTTCGTTCCATGCCCCGGATATGTAATACTCAGTCTTTAGGTTCGTTCCCCCGATTATTGAGTTCAGGATTAGCGCGTCATCGCTTGAAACCGTAAGATCATTGGAATACGTGTCAGATGTGAAAGACGGGAAATCGCCCGTGGTCTGGTCTACACCGTCAATCTTAATACCTATACCGTTTATCTGACCCGAAAGCCCAGCAACGTTCTGTCTTTCCGTTCTAAACACCGATGCAAATACGTTCAGTGGTACATTGTCAAAGCCTTCTTCGATATTGGCATATCCAAGGCGCTGGCCGTCAAGTAGCGACTGTGTATGCGCCACCAGTGGAACAAAGTCGTATGGCTTGTTCGATTCAGTTATGTCAATGGCTGTCGGGGCAATGTCGTTGTAGAACCGAAATACATAGGTGCTGTTATCCTGTGGCTGCACGCCGTCTACCCATGTCGATGGGTCGTCCTTGTCAATGGTATCAACCAAGTAAAAGTCTGCGTTGTTACCAACCCTTACGGCTATGCGTATCTTCCTAATCAGGGCGCTCCCTGTTTCTATCGTTAGGTCAATGGCGTTGTTCACCGATGGGTCTATCACCGCCTGAATCCTGTCGTACTGGTCTGCGTATGGTGGCTGTGATATTTTACTAACCGTACTCCATGCGCTGCGCCTGTCGTCTACGTCCTGATACTGTGTCTTAAACTGAAAGAGGTTCCCGCGCAAGTTGTTTGTCTTACGGGCTGTGTCAGTGGTGTACTGTATCACGGGTGCCATTACTGGCTGTGGGACGATGTTGTTGATGTACGATTCCAGCAAGGGGGTTGGGTAGGCGCCCGATTTGGCACGGCTTACATTAACCATCCGTGGGTGGTTTAGGCCGTCAACCCAAAACAACAGGTCGTCAACCATGTCCGCATGGACAACCTTGAAATCTAAGTTTAAGTTAAGCACGGACGACACCATCACCGTAGTAACGGTAGACTGGTCTACATCATATTCGTAAATACCGTGGTTGCCTGAATCGTTCCAGTTCCAAAAGTAGACTTTCCGTGTGGCCTTGTTTTCGTAAGAGCCTATGCACCTGTTGTTTCCGGCGGGTAGGTCAAACGGTATCTCCACGTCGCCCTTGGCATTTACCAACGTGCCGTTGTCACCCTTGTCGTTTTTGGATGACATGACGTTAAGGGCGTAGCGGTAGTCCCCTTGTTCAACGAGCCTGTCGTCGCTGTCAAAGTCCATACCACCAACGAAAATCCTTTTATCAAGCATACGACAAAGATACCTTAAATCTTCGGTGCGCTCATAAATCCACTCTTGATTGCCCGTATCATATCAGGGGCGTTCAGGGCATTATGGCGCTTAGCTGCACGTAGCTTCTCCAACTGATATTCCCGCTTCGCTACAAGTGCCTGTTGGGTCATGCGCTTGTTAAACTGAATGTCCTTCCAGAATATCCACGCCTTTAGTGCCTCCACATCGTATGGCGCTACAACGTAGTCATCACCAACAGTTTCAATGTCGGCTTCATACTCCATCACCACGCTGTCAAAGTCTATGTTCATCTGCAATGCGATATACCCCAGTTCAGGGAATATGCGGTAGTACCCGTATTTGTTGAACGAACCACCCACACCGAACTGCGTGTACTCAATGCCGTAAAACGGGTAAATCCATGCGGGGGTGGTGTCGTCGGATGGCTGGTCTACCACGTCGTCGCCACAGTCGTTCTTTGTGGGGAGCGCCATGTTCTCGTTTAGCCCTATGGCGATACGCTGTCCGGCTGCAATGATGTACAGGCGGCGCAGTTTGATAAAGTCGTTGGGTAGTGTAACGGTATGGTCTTCGTTAACGTCAAGTGGTATCTCCTTGTTGGCAACGGGCTTATCGTGGTAGATGTCCCGCAGCCCCAACACGGCTAACTGATACAGTCTGGCATACGACCTGTTAACCATTTCGTCGCCACGCTGAATCATATATTCACGGACTATGCTATCAAGGGTAAATGTCTTCATGGTTGATCGACGTTATCGTTAACAATATCCTCCTGTGGCATAGCCCCGTAAAGCTGCACGACGTACTGAATAACCTGTGCCTCCATATCCGATGGAATGTTTAGCTGTTCGTCTTCCCCCAGTGAGGATATGCCAGCAACCATCTTTATCACAACGGACTTCGGGGCTTTGTCGTAATTCATGTTAACGTAGTACAGCCTGTTGCCGTCACGGTAGAAGCCTATGCGCCCCGCCAGTGAATAGCTTTCCAGTCCCGCGAACAAACCCTCAAACCCATTAGGAACCTCCACATACCCCCTGCGGGTGTCTTTCATCGCAGCCACAAGGCGTATGTCAATTCCATGAGGTAGGTCAATCGTTCGTGCAGGTATTTCTGAATAGTAAGCGCATAGTTCACTGTCTTCAAGAACAGGGATGTCGCGGAATGTATTAACCAAAGCACCGTTGATCTCACCTGTTTCCTCCGCTTTACCTTCAAAGTATCGTACCCTAATTACGTTCGCAAGGGCTTGCTCCACAGAAAGGATTATCTCCCTGATGTCTACGTTCCTTGACGCGCTACGTTTGTTTAGCGTTAGTAGTATCTGTTCCGCTAAAGACCTTTTTGTAGCCATTATCGCTTCCTTGTTTTAGCTGTTTTTTCCGACTTGATGAAGTCTGCTTTTGATGGAGCGCCCTTTTCGCCAACGCTTCTCATGCGCTCACCGGAACCTTCTGCAATTCGCTTTCTCTTCGCGTGTATGTTGTGGTATAATCCCTTTTTCATCAACACCTCCATCGTTTTAATGCAGCCCCCTTGGGGGTTAATTTGCCGTCCTTACTTGTTGGGCCTTGCACGCCCCTCATTCTTGCGCAGAAACTTTTTCTTCGCTTACCCGCTTTGCTGTTTGGGTCGACATTCTTTTGCGTCACAGGACGCTTTAGGTTTGAACCATGCTCACGGTTGTATTGCCTCCTGAACTTGTCATTGAGGCCGCCCGATTTGGCATGGCGCTTCTTGTTGTACCCGTGAAATGGCTTTTCCATCACTTACAGCCCTTGCCGCCTTTCTTTGTTCCCTTTTTCATAATTACAAATTTACGAATTAAACACCCTTGCTTTTATTGAGTTCCGCATACTGAAACAGTTGATCTTCCCTGATGGATATACCAAGAAAAGAAAGCACGTTCATGGCGATTCTGTTAAACGCCTTGTCCGGTGCGTCAATGTCCACGCTGTTCGCCGCATCGTACACGGGGCGACCGTTCTGTGTGGTGAACGCCCATAATACTTCGTTGGGCTGACGCAAGTATGTTAACGTAACCTGTTGCAGACCCTTTTTGGGCCATATCTGTAAATAAGACCCAAAAAGTGAGCATTTTGGGTAAGATACCGACGGATACACAATAGTGCTGTCAAGGTAGGTGGCTATCTCATCATCGCGCAATAGCTGTACTTCCTTTTCGTAAGTCTTTACTGGTCTGTCTTCGGGCTTCTTTGGCGTAAACCCGCAGATGTCGTTGTCTGTTGTCCCTTCGTAAACCTTGTATGTGGTGCGCGCGGAGGAGAAGTTCATGTACTTGGGGCATACCTTCCCGAACCTGTCTTTTACTGTTGACCCGTCGGGGATGCTTACCTTACCGTCTGATGGGACGTTGAACTCACGGACTTCCTTTAGGTGTCTTAGGTTGTCTGTGATGTTGGTTGTCATTTCGTAGGCATAACGGGGGATGGGGCGCCCGAATTGGTATTCGTCCTCATTGCCGTACTGCTTCATCGTCCACTCCATCAACGCCCTGTTAACGTACAGGTTGAACTGCTGTGGTGTGACAGTCCCTTTGCCGTTCTTGTTGGAAACGGCGTCCACAAACTGCTTGAATGTATCTACGTTGATTGCCATTGTCTTACGTGTTGTCTATCATAGCCCTTATCCCAACAACCTTTTCATCCACCGTGTTACCCTCTGGCAATAGCAAATCGGGCGCGGGGAAATTCACCTCCCTGTCCGCATCACCAACAATGATAACGCCACCCTCGGCATACACATAGGCTGAACTCTTTTCCAAAATATACACACTGTCGCTACCAACAACAACCCTTAACAATCCAAGCTTAACGCCCATATCGTACACCCGAACCATTACGAACGTGTAATCTTAATACTTAGGTGTGCCTTACCTCCCTTAGTGGACTTTGCCGTAGTAAACGTAAGCACGTCACCAGCGACAAAGGTGTTGTTAGACGAAGGGGTTAGCGTAAACGCAGTGCCGATAGCCGAACTTGCCGTAAGGGTGATAGTCCCCATGCTTGCCGCAGCATTGTCCTTACAAACAATAGTAGCATCGTCGGTAGCCGCAATGGCCTTTGTAACGTATGCCGTCACAAGGCTCACAGCGCCGGGGTACCCCATCTTAATCTTCATATCCCCAACCTCATCCGTTTCAAAGCTAACAGGCAAATCCCTGTCCTCAATCTGAAGGTCTGATTCCAGCTTAGGGACAGTAACATTGGCATCAAGAATATCATCCGTGCCGATGCGGTAGCCGCTATCAAAGCTATACAGGATACTCACATCCCACGACGTTCCGTTGAACTCAATCTCCAATATCAACCCACCCTTTAGGGATTCGTGTGCCGTCAGCGCCTTACCGCCGATAGTAACCTGATAGGCACCAATGGTGATATTCGCATTGTAACGGACAATGAACGTGTCGCCTTTGATAGCCCCTGACGTGCTGAACGCAACGGCAAAGTTTCCGCTTGAAAGGGTTAACGTACCCGTAATATCAATAATCCTGTTGTCGGTGTTTACGGTGTATGTTACCGTAGTGTTATTAGCCGCCGTTATGGACGCGGTGCCATACAGTGTGGGTGTCAACCAAGGCTGACCTGCGGCACGTGCGGTAGCGACAGACGGCATGGCGTTCTTACCGCTGATTTCCTCCCAGTAGGCGTTCTCTGCGTTATACTGCAAGAAGATGGCGTCGTAGCTGTCAGCGTCAATGGTCTTGTTAGCTGCCCCCGCAAGTCTGATGTTACCCTCATTGTGCCTAATGGTGATGGTGTTGCCCGAACCCTCTTTGATAATAAGGATGTCCCCGTCGGCGGCTGCGTAGAAGATGTTGTCAAGGTTGTCTGTTGCCGCGCCCGAATTGGTATCCACATCAACCACCGTAAGCACCCCATAGCGGGTTGTGTTGCTGATAGCCCCCACGCTGTCGATGGTAGCCGTTTCGCGCTGCAACGAACCGTTTATACCCGTGACAATGATATACTCGGTAATCTCAATGGCGTTGGTCAGGTCGCCCGGCCCTGCACTTTCACCACACGCACAACCCGAAGCATCGAAGTTAGCGTTGATAAAGAACCGACGTCCAATCTTAGTGTCGTAGATATTGGATGACGACGTTACCCCACCTGAAAAAGCCGTAGTTGAGTACGTCGACGCCCCGTCACCGGATATAACAATGGCGTACCCATTAGGTGTTGACGCCTGTTCGATAGGGGCATACAAATAAATCTTTGTTCCACTGTTACGTGCCAGATACTTTGGCCCCGACAATGGGGTGTATGCGTTAATGGCGTTGGCTACATTCAGCGCAACAACCGACGCGGTATCACCAGCGGTGATAGTCACAGGGGAGCCAATGATGGCAACACCGTTTACAGTCAGCGTGTCCACGTCACCACCTCCAGCGTCAACAGACGTAACGGCAATAATGCCATAAGACGGTAGGTTAGCGCCGATAGCCGACACGTAGGAACCGATCTGACGGACGCGGGAAGCCCCGTCGACAGTGTTTTGTATAGATTGAAGAACCGTCGTGCCGTCCGTGGCTACAACGTATAAATACCCATTTCCGTTAGCAATGTAGTCTATTGCAGCCATTATGCCATGAATTTAACGATTATAGTAGCGCTCAAGAACCCTCCATCAAACACCGCCCCAGACTGTGCGTAGCCGCTGCCGTCAGGCGTCTGTAAGGTGAACTTAATATCAGAGGTGTTGAAGTCGATAATCCGTGCCGTCAAGCGCTGACCATCATTTGCTTTTGTGCTGCTTGCGCCAAGGATTGTGCTTTCCACAACTTCAATAGTGGGGTAGTAGCTTGTAGCCGAACCCGAAAAGATATTCGACAGCGTGAACGCAACGGGTAACGATGCCCAGTCGTTGTAACTGCCACCGTTGTCATTAGCCAACGTAGGGGCGTTAAACAAGTCACCGTAAATCTTACTTGACACAACACTTAACGTCGGGACAGTGGAGCTCTTTCCGTTGAATGTTATGCCAACGTTAACAGCCATCAGGTCGGGGTTATCCGTAGCCGCGCTGTTTGTTATCGTGTATGTAATAGTTCCGTCTGACGCCGTTGAACTGGTGATGTCTATTCCCGTACCCTCTGCAAAGGCAATGGGGGACATCGCATTGATTTTGTTCAACAGGGTGGTGGATAGTGCTACCGTGTATGTTGTCTGGCCTCCAGCGGTAGTGCTTGTAACACTAATGCCATTCCCAGCCTCAACAACGATGTTCGCTGTGCCGCCGCCAAGACCCTGAACCAACGTAGGGGCGCTGTCGTCGCATCCGCAACCACAGTCGTCGTCAAAGCCACCAATAGCCTTGATCTCTGCCAAGTAAGCCGGAACGTCGTCGGACTTACCGCACTCAATAGCCTGTGCCGCAAGCTGCGCCACGGACGTCATCTTGACAATCTTGTTCAACTCATCGGCACCGCGCTGTGTACCTTTGTAATTGATGTACCTGTCCCATGCAGCGTGTAGCCCACAGTAAATGTCACACAAGTTGGGGTCACAAGCTATCTGTGCTGCGGTAGCCCCTGAAACAAGGTTTTTGATATACACACCCCCGCCCATTGAGTAAATCAATGTGGACGATACCGTTGATGTGTACGTCAGTGGGGTGTTCTTAACCACATACACCGTGGATGTTGTAACGGTGGTGGCGTTGCCGCCCTGAATCTCTGCCGTGTTAGCAACCTGTGGGTACTGGATGCGGTGGTCACGGGTGATAGTTGGGGTTACGCCCAAATAGGTATAGTCAGTGGTGTCAGTCGATGTCAGCAACGGCTTGTTGCAGTTCATGGTAAGCGATAGGCTTACGTTGACACCCGACAAGTAGTTTAGTGAATACGTCTTTGAATCGCTTACCTCATAGGCAGACGCGATAGACGCCCCCGCGATACGAACGGTGTACGTCACCGTGTAGCTGCCCTGCATCACGCTACCATCGCCCATTAGTGGCAGTTGGATAGCGCTATTGGTTAGCGACACATCGCAGTCAATGTCAGGGTCGTTGAAGTTGGTGTTGTTGTAAATGGTAGACCCGTCAGGCCCCGTGATAGTCAGGACGCCGTTAGCAACCGTCTTAGAAACAGCGGCGCCAGCGTAGTCGGTAGTGTCTTCGATAATAAAAACCTTCGGTGACGATGAGAAGTCAAACGTAAGGTTAAAACTAACTGCTGAAAGGGACATATCTTATGCTTTGCACAAAGATACACCTTTATTAAAAACCAAAGCCGCGACACAATATCACGGCTTCGGCATTAGTCCTATGTAACATCTGTAAAGAACGACTGCAAATATATGCAGTGTTATCCTATAATCAAAGACGCTAATAGTTTTTTATTTTCCGGCTTCTTAATGGCTTCAATGACTTCCTCCTTGTCTTTGAACTCCATCGGGGCTACTCCACGTTTGCTAAAGCGAATTGTCCCGTTCTCAACGAACTTCAACACAAGGTCTTGGTCAAGGGCTTCCTCAACAAGGTTAATGTAGAACTGGTCTTCGTGACCAACCACAACAACTTCCTTCTCCTCTTTCTTTACACCCATCAGTTCCTCAATCTCGTCAACGAACTTACGCACCTTGGGGTTAACCGTGTACGATTCGGCAAAGAATGTAATCACGTCTGAACCCACCGCGTTAAAGAACGGTGATTGTGAATTAGGCCAATACAAAGCGTTTTCTTCGTGCTTGTGCAAAACCTTCCCTTCGCTGATGGCGCGACCCAACCAGTAACGTGCGCGGATGGCGCTGTCTGTAAGCACACGCTCAATGCGCTCGGCATCAATACGGGCAATCTCCAACAATTCACGCTTTAGGGTAATAAGTTCCAACTTGCTCACGTCGGCGATGGTAAAGCGACCGCCCATAGTAGCGAAGTAGTATGCACGTAACTCATCGTCTTTCATTTCAAGGACTTTGTTCTCCATGCGGATTGACGCCTCACGCTTAGACACAATCTCGCTGTCCTCACGGTGGAAGTCACGCAGTAAGAACAATGAACTGTTGTTGATGTTACGCTTGCGCTTTTTGGATTCGTAGGGCGCCAGCACCGTCTTTTCGTTTGACGCGTCCTCATTGTACGCGCACAGCATCATATATGTCGATAGGTTGACCTCCATTGTTGACACAACACGCACACCGTTGGTGAACATGATTGATTCGGGGTTACGCAACTTCTCCGCGTCGCTCATTTCATCAACGAATATCGTGGACAGCCCCGTGGCGTACTTGATGGTTCGCTGTGTGTTGGTGAATGGGTCGTAGATGTCACAGATGCCCGGTACTGTTTCTGTCGGCGGGAAGTACGGTGCCTGTGAACTGCGGCGGTTTAGCATGAAGACTAACTCTGTCCGCTTGTTAATCTCCTTCATAGCCTCTATTAGAAGCTTGTTCTCTTTCTTTTCCATTTGTCTTTTAATTTAATTTCCACAAAGGTAAATAAAAAAAGGGAGGCCAAATGACCTCCCTCCCTTTATCCTTAAGCGGCTATTAGGCGCGCTTGATGTATGAGCAGGTGTTGGCTGCAAACAATTCAAAACCGCAATGGGCGATGTAACGCACCTTGTGTGTGGCCTCACCGTCAGCAGCACTCTTGAACCCGTCGAAGTATTCGATACGGTATTCACGGCTTTCGCCAGTGGCAGACTGAAGGTAACGCTTACGCAGTGTCGGTACCATAGCACCCATCTCCTCACCACCAGCGATTTTCGCGCTACGTGTTGGGATGGTGAACCCTTCGTACTTGTAACCGTAGCCTGCCGCACCAGTGGTCTGCGTGTCGTTAAGGGCTGCAAGGTTACGCTTGTGGAAGGTATAACCGTTGATGCTGAAGTTCTGGAACGCAAGGTTAACAGACTTCTCGCTGTCGCCTGTGAACGAACCATAAGATATAGCGCCGTTCTTAAACAAGTCACGGAACTCACGGTCGATCTGTCCACCAAGGGCGATACCAGTGAAGAACAGGTGGTCGTCGCCAGCTTTCTGTGCGTCAAGTTCAATAACCAAGTCCTCCATGTCAGACACGGTGAAACCAACGGCGCCAGCATAGGTACGGTTGTTAGCACGTGAAGTCAGTTCAGGGATAAGACCCTTAGTAGCTGCGATAGGCTGACCCAAAGTGTCGAACGCTTCAGATACAGACAGGTTGTTGATGTTCTCTGATGTCAGGATACGCAGGTCAACCATGTTCATAAACTGGGTGAAACCAACCTGCTCACCACGGATGCTAAAGCGACCGCGAAGTGGGCCATCGTTGTACCAAGTCTTAACGTCGTTACCGATGTCAGAAACCTCCCACAGGTGACGGATGATACCAAGGTTGTTGGTATATTTCTCTGTTCCGTAGGTCAGTGATTCTGGGTCAGTTGACTTTTCGCCGTTGGCATTACCCATGATGGCGATTTCGTCAGCGGTAGCGATAGTAGGGATAGACTTTGTGCTGTCAACAGGACGGGCAGAGAATGTACCCGCAGACTTGTCTACGCTAAGTACGATACACTGGATGTAGTTACCTGAACTTACAGTTGTTCCCGATGCAGGTTTAACCTGAAGGATGTCGTTAACACGTACAGGCAGTGCCTTGGTGGTAACGGTAGAAGACGTGTTGTAAGGCACGTAAGAACCGTAGGCGGTCTTAGAATCAGTTGCCAGCGTGAAAGTCACTGCTGCGCCAGCGGCACCGCCGGGGCTGGTAGCCGAAATCTTCGGCATAACGCGGTTCATCTCATAGTGGCTGTACTGAAGGTTGTCGGTGCCTTTGGTGGCGCCAAACAAATCCATCATCATAGAAAGTCCCAAAAGTTCCTTTCCGTAGCGTTGTACCAACAATTCTTCAATGTTGGGTTTTAGGGCGTCGTAAAACGACAGGAAGTTATTAGTAACATCTGTACTATAAACTCCGGGTGTGAATGTTGCCATGTTTTCTTGTTAAAAGATTATTTGTTAAAAACTTGTTCGTAGCGCTTGCTTCATTGCTTCGGTGGCATCATCCGTCTTTTGTGCAGTCCTTGTTTGTCCATTTCTGTCGAACGTCACGTTATCAATCTTCTCCAACTCGGCCTTGCTACCCTTAGCAAAGGCTTCGTTATAGATTGACCGTGCGATGTTTTCAAACTGCGTCAAAACGGTCATGTCCCGTAGCATACGGCTGTGGTTGACTTGCGCTTTACCATCAATGGTATCAACCCACCGTGACCAAATGCCGTTAGGGTTTGCGATAGTGTCTTTGATTTGTGCTTTCGCGGTATCATCAACACCATAGCTTACGGTACCGATAACGTTCCCATCCTTGTCCTTAATGTCGAATTTCTCTGACTGATACTCGGATGTGATACCGTTAACGAACTCCACTAACTGCTTTAGTCCTTCTTGTGTGGCATCACCGCTTTTGTTCGGTGCCATGCCAAATTCTATCTGTTCCGGCTTTGGTAGCTCACCCTGCACTTCCTCAATAGCCCTGCGTGCGTTGCGTAGCATCCTGTCGAACTCCGCGCTGCGTGCGTCCACCTCATCTTGGGTAATCTTCCCTTCTTCAATCAGTTCGTTCAGCTTTGCTTCATCCATGTATAGGACGTCAAACTTTTTCATCTGCACCTCTATCTCCCGTTCTGTCATGTCGGGGTCGTTAAGGAGCATACTGTTGACGATTACATCGCTGTCCTCCATTTCATCTAAGTCGATACTGTGGATGGCCTCAATGTCTTCGTAGGTGTAACCGTACTGCTCATAGAGGTTGTCGTTTAGTATCTCCATTGCCTCACTCCATGTCTTAGGCTGTGGCTTTTCCTCAACAGTAGGTGTTTCGGGCGCCCGATTTGGTAAGGGTTCCGCTACTGGTGTAGTTGGCGCTTGTGCCTGTGGCGTTGGTGTCGGCTCTGCCGTAGGCTCAACCTTTGGTTCAGGCGTGGGTTCGGCGGTAGCTGCTGGCTGCGGCGTCGGTTCAGGGGTTGCCTGTGTCGGCTCCGGTTGTGCGGGTGCTGCCGTATTATCGTTATTCAAAGAACTCTGTTTCTCAAGCATGGACTTAACCAAGCCTTCCATTGCGTCTGACATTTTAATTTGATTTGATTACCGCAAAGTTAAGAATAAAATTTTGTGTGAAAATTTTGGCTTGCCTTTTGGTGGTTTCAAAAAAGGTTGTATCTTTGGGTATCGGTGGCCCGATAAAGCTTTCTTAAAACCCCTCTCGACTACCGCGCCACCGGTTAATCTTGAGGGGTTTACTTTTTATCCGTTGCCGCATATAGAACAATGAATTGAAAAAGGCAACTGTTTCATACGGACTGTACAAATACGCATCGGCAACCATAGGGCTACCATCCCTGTCGGTGTGGCTGCACATGAAGTCCATATACAAAAACGGCACTTTCTTCAAGTGGACGGTACGCAGCGCCGCCGACAAATCAGGAATCAACTACGCCAGCATATCACGCTACCAAAAAGGGTGGCTCACACACGGCTTCTGCCGGATGCTAAAAGGGAACATGACGTTTGTTAGCCCAAAGCACTTCGTGAAAAAGGCTTACTACTATATTGACATCGAATACGACAACATTAAAGACATACCTAATGAGATTAGGAAACATATCATCGTAAAGGAAATTGGAAAGCGGGAAGGGCTGTGTGCCAAACTGAACACGCTCAACTACCGACAAGTCCGGGGTAAAAGCAAGAAGCAACTGATAAAACTATGGGGCTTTTATGAAACCGGGGCTGGATTGGGGGTTGACCAAAAGCGGGTTATACACACAGGTCAGGCCGCATTTGACCTAAAAGCACGTTGCAGCATCACACGTTGGGCTGGCATCCTTCAGGTGTCACGCATGACGGCATGGAACCTGCTGCGGTCAATGGAGAAAGCAGGGCAGATAAAAATAGGTGGGGGTCAATACATCGCTGTTGACATAACACCAGCCATGCTTAAACACATTGAACTGAAGGGGGCTTTCATAATGGGGTCAACAGTGCTTGTGCGTGCAATGCTTGAATACTCTATATGATTACACTTATTATACATAAATGAGAAGCAACTATATACCTGATTTCATACTGACAGAGAAAAGGCTGTCTGATATTAGCAGAAATGGCACCCTGACACGCGCTGTTGCGGAGGCTCTCGGTTTACCATATCCGTTATTTAAGGGTTGGAAATCACAGGTTGTTGGTAGAAAAATAACAGAAAAGTTCTACTGGTACTTATACAACCTAAATGCTAACCCGCCAGCAAAGCCCACTGTAAAGACTATTGCCGACATACCGATTATTAAGAACTATACGTTTAGCACTAACACGTACTACAAGTCAAAAAGGTGGCAAGCCATACACGCATTTCTTAGACGTCAGCAAAAGTATCGGGAATGTATGTTCTGTCAGAATATGCCGATACAGCTACACCACATAAGTTACCACAAGGTTAACACGCCGGATGAGGTTGAATGGGTTTGGCCTGTTTGTAGAACGTGCCACAATAAGATACACGACATCCAAAAGGCAGAAAATTGTACTGCTAAGTTAGCGAGTTACGCTTTTTACAAGCAGCACTTTGGTCATGTGTGCGATCAGGAGTTAAGCGAGTTTATTCAGGGCAAACAAAAGTAACCAAAACGGGCGCGGCAAAGAAAGGGTTAAACTTCCATAGCAGCACCCATAGGGTCTGTGTTAACATTAGGGTCACGCATACCCGGCACTAAGTCCCTTTTACCTTTAGGGGTAATAGCACTCGCCTCATCTTGGATGTCTTTGTTAATCTGTGACGCTACCTCAATCTTGTCAATCTCATTAGCCCCACGGATATGGGCAACAGCACGTAGGTTCTCACCCTTAACCTTCTCAAGTTCGATTTCCAGTTCGTACTTCTTCTTCAGCTTCTCCATTTCAAACTGGAACTTCGTCTGCTCAACCATCATATCGGCCTCTGCCCTTGCCTGTGCAGCCATCTTCTCGCGCTCGGCAGTCATCATCTCCTTCTGCCGCTGCTCCTCCATCATAGCCTTTTGGCGCTTACGCTTTTTCACAATAAGCATCTGCTCGGCACGACCTACGTTCATCACCTTACGCAGCAATATAGCATCCTCAATATCAATGGTGCCACTTGTAAGCGCCGCCACGATATACCCTTCCATCCGTTCCACGGCCTCAGCGTCAGGTAACGCCTCTGTCTTAATACCCAACTCAACGGTGTCAACCCTATCTTTCAGGGACTTTATCACCGATGCCCCCATCTTACCGAACACCGCACTGTATTCCTCAAAAGCCTTGGGGTCGTACATAAGCCTTTTCTGAATCATAGCAGCTAACGTGTGTCCCAGTGGCTCATAGATACCGTGAATCCACGCTGAATACAGTTCCCGCGTGGCGTTGTTGCTATTGGCAATCTGTAACTTCTGTATCCCCACAAGGGCGTCCTTGTCAGGCTTGGTGGCATCCACCGCTTCATTGATACCCGTGTACTCCCGTATCTGTGCCATCTCATACTGTATGGCGTTCATAAACGGCTGTAACCCGTCACCGATGCCATTGGGTAGGTTCTCTAACGGGGCGCCATTCATATACTCCCCGTCGATAGACGAACGGCGGCTGTAAATAAGGACACCCTTCTGCTTGAACATCTTTACAATCTGCATGGGTGTCATGGACTGGGCGGCAGACAGCGTAACGTCTGTTAAGGCGTCAACGTCCACGGCAACGCCCGGTGGGGTGGCTTCAGCGACAAACTGCCGCATCTTCAGCGATAGAATCTGTATGTTGTCAAGGTGAACCCTGATACGGTCTAACATGGAAACAGGGTCGCCATAGCGGTTGTTGATGGCATATCCGATGTACTTACGGACGCAACGGGCGCTGATAGAGCCATTGCTCTTTTGACGGAGCATATTCTCGGACTTCCCCCACTTGACCATCTTGTTGTACGACGGGATAAACACCCCAGCATATTCCTGTTCAATATCCTTCTCTATCTTCTCCTTGTTGTACTTCGATTCCTTGGGCGGTACGTACCCGTAGTCCTTCCTGTTCAGGAAGTGGTTGCCGTACTTGTTCTCGCGCCATTCGTAGTTAACAGTATCAATAGTGTACAACAGGAAGTCCAGCACTTCTACCCTGAAATCGTCGTAATTGTAGTACATCCCGTTGTAGACCCCTGCGGAGTTGTACACGTCCCCGTACACCCACCGTGGGTTACTGAACTGACCGCTGTTTATCTTTGCTATCCTGAACAGGTCTGTTTCCGATAGTAGCCCCTGCTCGGACGCTATACGGCGCAGTTCCCGTATAGATATAAGGCGAACCTCCCCGAAGTAGTCCGCGTCGTGGTAGTCGTTTTGGTTGCTGGCACTGGTAACGACGTACTCAAGGTCAACGTACCTAAAGCGGACGCGCTTGTTCTCATCGAAGTATGCACAGCACCAACCGCTTGCGTTCTCTATCAGGTCGCGGCACACTTTCTTTGCTACTTCCTTGACGTTGTTGTTGTACAACTCAAAGTCCACCCCTTCCTCAAACGCCAGTTCGACGTCCTGCTTAAAGGACATACTCATGTGCAGTTCTATCTCATCGGGTGTCACGGGGTCGCCCTCCCCCATCGCTGATTCTAAGGCTACCCCTGTCTGTCGGCTTATTTCATCTGCCATCTGCTGACGGACGATCTTACCGTAGTATTCGTCGCGGGCTTTGCTGAATACTGTACGGCTAAAGGGGTCTATGGCGTTAAACTGAATCTTGTAGTCTTGGTTAATCATATCCCCCAGTAGGAGGCTGACGAACTTTGGTGCTGGGCTAACGATGTCCCACGCGATGTTAAGCATGGTACCGTCGTTCTGCCCTTGGATGTCTGCGTCAAGGTATGGGTAGTATTGCTCTATTGGCTGTCTACCCTCCGAATACATCCTGTTGGTACGTATCTTTATGGAACGCCCCGTGATGGTGCTGTCGTAGCTGTTGCGGTAGTATATGTGCTTTGCCACCTTTAGCCCAAAGTCAGGGGTGGCTTTTATCTTTGGGTCTATCTGAAGGTTAGGGAAGGGGCTTTCAGATAGGTGCTTTGCTATTGTGTCCTTATCCACTTAGGGCTTTGTTTGTTACAAAAATACTACTTAATTCACTATTGTTTTATTGGAAGTGAAACCTTTTCTTTGTGGCGCCCGTTTTATTAGTGTAACGTTTTGCGGCTTGGCGCAGTGCCGCATATTACAAACTTAATTTTAACCACTGCACTCTCAGCGGCATTGCGCTAAACCGCTGTTGGGCGCGGTTAATTTTCAAACGAAATGGATAACAAAGAACAAGAATTACAAGAGATTGCAGAACAATTAATGCAAAGTGAGAATTTAGCGGCAAGTGTAGAGATACTTCGTCAGTTTGCTGAAAAATGCTGGCAAGAAGGTGCTTGTGAAGCACAAAATGATGCCGCTAAATACATCAACGAACACACGGTAAATTATCGTGATATTCCGAATGTTCTGTTTACGGGTCGCTTTTAATTGCGCCCAACGGTCGAGGCTAAGAAGCGTAGCCTATTAATCACGCTTTAAAATTAGCACTAACTTGTCAGGCTATGCTTTTTAGCCTTTGTTATGTGCCGTTTTTATTCAGATTATGACAAAGAAAGAAGAACTGATTTTTGAGAAAGTCCAAGAAGCAATACTGGTTGAATGTTCAATACAGTGCCAAAAGTGTAAAAAGGTTGAGAAAGACTACAACACAGATGATTATTACTTTGCTGAAAAGTTAATTCATAAAGGTTGGACTTTCAAAAGAGATAGTGTATTGTGTGATGAGTGTTCTTAAAATGGCACATAACACGGGGCTTGTGGTAGTTTTATAGCGTTTAGCCCCCGATAACCGCAAAACGTTACCAAATCGGGCGCGGCAAAATTACCGCATAATCCTACCTGACCTTGCACTGCGTACATTAAACAGTGGCCCTACATTAGGCTTTCTACCCGCGTTGGCTTCAACCTTTTCTATCTGTTGAACACACAGCTTTGCTAACCCAGACGCAACAGTAGCATCGTACTTAGTCCAGTTATCAACCTCAAAGTGTAGCCAGTCATCAAGTAGTTCATCAAACGGGCAGAACCCAAACATAGCATCACTAACCTCCCCTTCAGGTATCCCAATCTTGCTAATCTGTATGTCAGGGGCTATCCTGCCAATAAAGTCATAGATGTACAAGTGTAACCCATCGACAAGGGCTTCCCGTGCCATATCCCCTGCCATTGATATACCATCGACCATCTTTGTCTTGGCGCCCGTTTTGGTAAACTCATTATGCTTAGTGCGCTTCACATACCCATAGTACCCCTGCTGGCGCATGAAGTTAATACACCCTATCTTCTGGTTTTCAACAAGGGCTTTGTACCCATAGAACGTAGCCGTCTTAACCACGTCGTCATAAAACTGTAACGACGTTTCCGGTCGGGCAAGGTACAGGCACACAAAACAGTTAGATATGTTCGGGGCTAACGGGGTGAACTTCCTAAACACGGCTATGGCGCCGTTGGAGTTCCTTTTGTCTACCGTGGTGTTGTGGTCAAAGGGGTCAACACCTATACCCCCCAGTGTTTCGTTTAACGGGCATCGCTGACCACCGCGTATCTCATACCTGTTCCTATCCGATGCGTCTGGCATCCACGCGACCTTCCACCGCCCGTTAGGGTCGTCACGGAACACCACCGACGTCCTATTGGAATCCTCCCACACGAAGTTCCCGATACGCCACGGCATACGGGTGGACGAATCGTTGTAGTCCTTCTGCTCATAAATCTTATGCGATGGGAATGTTTCACCACGGCTGTCAAGCACAAACGCATCCTGAATGTTAAATGGGTACTTACGGCGCTCACTGTTAAGGTCAGTGCCAGTCTTGCCCTTTCTCCTGTTTTGAATGAACGTCGCTGAACCAATGGTAATCATCTTACCGTCGATGCCCTGTATTGGTTCTTTGGGGTCTTCAACAACGCTGTAACCATACTCATCAATAAAGCCCTGTAACCCTATTGTCGCTGGCTTGAAATACCTGTACAGTCCACTTTCTGTGCGACCGTTACCGTCTAACTTATCGGTGGCGAAGTTACTCTTGTCCCACAGCTTCTTAATAGGCTCACCGCCCTCCCTGTCTGTTTCTTCCACCGTGGATGACAGGTATGCTTTCCCGACAATCGTATCACCAACCTCCAAACAGGGTTTACACACTAACCACCTGTTGTATGGGTTGGCATTGCTTTTCTTTCCTACCTCATCGTGGTACAGCCGAAACAGTTTACTGCCGTCGTAGGCGTATTCGTTGGATGGCTTATAGTCGATGACACTCTCAAGGTACTCACGCCCCTTTAGCGCACGGATATTTTGTTTTGTACTCTTTGCCGACGGGGGTGAGAACCGTAGCGCCTTTTTTGGTGCCATAGCGCCGGAATCAAGGGGCTTAAAGAAATCCGGTAGCTTACGCCACGACGAAATCATCTTCTCAAATATCTTCTCTGCGTCACCGTCGTTCTTAGACTGGATACCCGCGTTTACCTCCCGTGTCGTGGATGTATCGGCATACAGTATGGTGGTACCCTTCCACGTCTTACCCGAACGGCGGTCACAGATGTACAGCAACCCATAACAGTTGGTGTCTTTGGCGCAGTAGTCCCACACGTAAAAGAAGTCCCTGTCGGCATCGCGCCAGTCGGGGTACCCACTGTCTATCTTCCAGTAGCCGCAGTAGAAGTAGTGCAGCCCCGTCATGTACTCTATGTTCCCATTGTTGTAGAACCAATAACCATTGCGCCTACGCATTAGTTCTTGGCCCACATACGCAACCTGCTGGTCTTCACCCCATAGGTTAAAACCATTGGGGATAGACGGTGGGCGCCACCGCTGTTCCTTAAGGGGCTTGTCCCAGTTGTCTATTAACTCCCTTTCGGGTGGTTCAGGCAGTTGGATGACAAAGACATTCCCATCACCGTCGGGTATCTCCTTTGTGCGTTGGAAGTCTTTGGGGTGCATCATCCGTTTGTAATCTTTAAGGCTTTTTCAAGTACACCTGAATTTTCGTCCGTGTTAAGGGCGTCAAGGCGCTCCATCGTTTCGGGGCTTAACTTGTTCTCAAGCATGGACTGTGTTTCAATTAGCTTTGGGAGGCTGTCAACAATCTTGATAAAGCGCTCAACGGCTTTGTCATTGGACGCAGACATACTCTTGTAACTCATTAGCTTTACCTTGAGTATCCTATCATTACCATCATCATCCTTGTCCTCAATCTCAATGTCCTCATTAAGCATAGCCGCCAAGTCCTCTAACTGCTTGTTGATACCACGGTACAGTTTAGCCAATGGCTGTGCCGATGAAATCTGAAACAAAAACGTTTCAAGCATTTCATACCAGTCCTTGTCCGATATTTTGTCGGGGCGCTTAATCATCTTCCATTTCTAAGGTACACAGGGCGTCGATCTGACGGATGGCCTTTAGTTCAATCCTCTTTCCGTCCACATCCATTGTCAACGGGGTAAAGATATTCCTGTTGAACGCCACGTATTCACCTGCGTCAACAGTTACATCAATGGTGTTATACCCGCCGCCAGCGCTTAACACCTTCCCGATGTACGGTCTTTCCACGTCTTCGGCTGTTTCGGGCAGGAATATACCACCTGCGGTTTTTGTCGTTAGGACTACTGGCTCAACAATCAGGTAGTCGTTTAGGGCTTTGAAACTTTTGATTTTCATTTTTGTGGGTTATAGTAGTAGTGGTACAATACTTTGTTAATGTGGACTGCGCTTTTTATCAGACCCGATTGCTTTAGGTCTAACAGTTGGTTTACGTCGGTGCCGTTGTCACCACGGCGCTTCCTGTCACCACCGTCACCCCATAGCACGTTAAACGGTACGTTAAGCATTATCTTCCGCTTGATGGCGCATAGGTGGCCGGGGTATTTCCTTAGTAACCTACCACCGCCAGCCGTCAGGTGCGTCTGCCCCTCTTTCTCATTGATGTCGTACACCATACGCATCATATATTCAGGGGCGTGTCCCTCAACGCACGAATATACGTTACACTCAATCGTCACGCAGTCGGGGTGGTTGCCGTTCTCTATTGCCGACACCAGTTGGTCTACATAGTCGGGTGATGGCATATCGTCGTCGTCCATGAAGATAACGTACTTAGCGTCGGCTTGCATAATAAGGTCATTGCGTTTAGCCCCTATCGGCAGCACCCCACCGTCAACCTTGTGACGGACAATAACCTTGTCACCAAACCGCCCGTCGCGTATCTGACAGTTCAGTTCTTGTATCAGCTTATTGAACGTACCCGACCTGCTCCACATCGTTGGTATCAGTATCGCCAGTAGGTAGCGTGGTTTGAGCATCCGTGTAGCCATAGCTGCCATCTGTTTCTTCTGTACCCCATAGGAATACATTTCCCGTAGCTGTTCGGGTGTTGGTAGTTCTATGTTTTGCCTTACGTTACCCTTTGATACAGACAAAATTTCTTCGTTGATAAACGTTGGGTTTATTAGCTTGTACGGCTTTTCGATGATCTCCCCCTCTGCGCGGGTGTAGTTACGTTGCCCCGATAGGTGTATGTGGTACGACTTGATGCTCTTTGATGGGTTTGTAACCTTGTAGCCAGCGCTTTCGATGCGGTGGGCAATGGCGTTATCACAGCCGGGTTTCCCTAAATAGAAACTACCGTCAATAGCCCTTATAGCCCCGTAGAACACCCATGCGTCTTGGCTATCCCAGTGGTCGTATAGTGTTGCGCCACCACTGTCGTCAACGTCCCATCGGCTTAATGCAAAGCAGGTTTCGCTATTGATAGTAGCCTCAATTAAGTTTATGCTGTCCCTGTTGAAGTAAATATCAGTATTTGCGATAATGGATACGCATGGTATAGGGGCTTCGTTGGCTATTGCAAATAGGTCGTTGTAGGTGGGGCGCCCGTTTTGGTATCGCACCTCCACTGTCGGCGGTAACACAACGTCCTGAAGCGTGTAATCCACGTCATCTACCACAAGGACGATGCGCCAAAATACCCTCTCTTGGATGTTGTGTATCAGGGCAGCGACATTCTCCTGATGTCTAATGGGGTTCTTGTCCTTATAGAACGGGGTTATTAGCTGGGCGTTAGGCATACTGTGATTTAATTTTACTTACAATTTCTTTGCTAAAATACTTATCTATTGCGTGGTATCCAAGTGTCCCGTACTCAAGGATACTTTCGATAGCAAAACGGGCGCACACATCACGCGGGGCAAGGTTCATCCCAAGTTCCTTCATCGCATTACAAAAGTACACATCCTCATTGCCATGTACACTCTCAAAATATGGCACCTTACGGATAACTTTCAGCATAGCCTCTGGGTTCCTAATACTAAGCCCCCCATTACCCCCATGTTCCTGAAACCCCCAAGGCGCACCTACATAGTCGTATTCCAAAAACTCCTCTATGCCATCACGTAACAGCCCTGAATCGTGTTGGAAGATTAACACCCTGTCGTAGTCCGCTAACCCAAACCAAAACCACTCCGACGTAAGCAACTGATTGTACCGCCTAAAGTCAAACTTCCCCGATAGTTCCGGTAGGATAGTTATTATTTCAGCACCAGCGCTAAACATCTCCATGTGGTTCTCGTTGGAGCAATAGCCAATAACATCAAAGTCCTCAAGGTACTTTGTGTGCCTTGTGATGATGTCAAGGGTAGCCGAAAACCCTAACCGACGTCCTTCAATGATTACAGCCGCACAATTCATGGTAGCATATCTTTGAACATATCCCAATCGCACAGGTTCAGTATCCTAACCCTGTTCTTATCAAAATCATCAAACGTGAACCCCGTGCAATCCATTCTATCCCCCTTGTTGTCAGGGAACACACAGCATACCCCGTGGTCGTGGTTGTGGGTGACAACAAGGAAGTAAAGGTCAGTCCTGATGTCCATAATAACCTTGTAGACAGTGCCGTTTTGATATGGGTTTGTCCATGTTTCGTCAATGGGGTTGGTGTCGTGGAAAACAATCACACCACCATTCTTTAGCACTGCCGCTGCGTTTAGAAAGTCTTTCTTCGCTTGGGCGTAGGTGTGGTCGCCGTCAATAAACACAATGTCAAAATCATCTTTGTTCTGCTCAAAGAAAGCATCTGACGTCATCCTAAATATGCGCTCGTCAGGTAGTGGGTTAGGCTCCACCCCGACCTTTGTTTCGCACTTAATCTCATTCCAGTTAACCATATACTGAACACCTATCTCAAGGTATTTCTTATACCCATAGCGCTCAATAAGGTAGTTAATTACGTCGTGTCTTACAGGTTTGTCTTTACGTGTTTCCATGCTAATTTGTCTTTTTCGATTATTTCATGTGCTTCCGGTAGTGCCACTATGCTCCTACTGCCGCCGTGTTTGCCTTGTAACCCGTGGTATATGGTGGTGGTGTAGCCGCGTTTGCGTAGCCTGTCGTATATCCAGTTGTCACCAAACCACAGTAGAATATCCTGCGGTATGGGGTACACCTGTTCGACCATCTTGCGGGTCAGGACAATCATCGTCCCCGGCACACCGTCCGTCACACTAAGGTTTGCCCCCACACCATACACGAAATCATTGACCATGTTTGGCAGCGGCACCACAAGTAACTCATCCCAATCTTTTGCGCGTATCTGATCGGCTACATCACCGCGTAGCACCATATCTGAATTAAGGATAACCAGTACGTCAAACTCCGAATGTAAGAACCTGTACATTATCTGATTCCATGCGGGGTTCACATAGACGTTCTGTGGGTTAACAACCTTATCATACGGCTCAATCATGGCCTTTATACCAGCCGTCGCGCAGTTATCCACGATAAACACATGGTCAAACTGGTTCAGCGTGGCAAGGCAGTCCCTAACGCACTCATCACAGTAGATTACCGGAACACCAACCATCACCTTCCTCATTCGATAATCTCCTTTTCAAAGTTTGGGTGAATCTGCATGAACGCTGGCATAAACCACTTGTTAAACGGTTCGGCCTGACGCCAAATATCACGGCTTGCAGGGTGGTAACAGTCCTCAACATTATTATCGGGTGTCCACTTTCGTAGCTTGTCCAAGTAGTTATCCACCGACCCGTGCAAGGAAATAATCTCCCCTTTATGCCCGTGGATGTGCATTTTATACTCAATGACGTTCAATCGCTGCGCGTACCCAAAATGTAGGTATGGCGCGTGTACGGTGGCTTGACCGTCGGCACCGTTGGTTAGTATCCTAACGGGGGTAAAGCCGTCAACCATTTGATACTTAAACGAGCGCCACAAATCAATCTTACCCGTTACGGCAAACCTGTTGTGGTCTTTGTCATTAAAAGCCTGTTCAATGGCTAACGATAGCGGGTCTTGGAACCACACCTCATCGGCATCACTGGTGAATAGGACATCACACGACTGAAGTATCCTATTGGCAATACCCCTGTGCTGACCTTCGCTATAAGCATCCACGTTGTGCCACACCAGCTTACTACCCGCTGCTACTTCGGCTGTCGAACGTAGTTCAATCTCTGTTTCGGGACACGCCATGCTTGTTGACGACCCGTAGGACGGCTTAGACGTGTATAGGATGTGTATTTCATCCACTAAGTCGTAGAACGACGTTATGCTTTCACGTAGGTACTCACGCCCGTAGTGAAGTGGGATGTATGAGCATACCTTCATTTACCCATGTTTTTAATGTTTGCTACCATGTGATCGTAGGTGTAGTTCTTGTGGACGTGGATGCACCCGTTCATGGCTATTGCCGCCGCCCGTTTTGGGTTCTGCAAGTAGAACCGCACCTTATCAACCATTTCGTCAACGGTCTTGAACGTATCAAGGTGTTCCCCCACCGTGAACATATCCTCAATGCCCTTAAAGTGGTGCGACAGGCACATCACCCCGCTACCCATCATCCTGAACATACGGTCTGAACTGTACATTTCGTAGTCGAAGTGGCTGATGTTGATACCAATTCGGGCGCCCCGATAAATCGCAGCCTCAAGGTGTTGGCTATAACCAGTGCTACCTTCGCTAACAGGTAGGCTACTGCCCCATGCGCCAAAGGCATTAGGGAACTCTGAATATAACCGCTGTACGGCATCAATCCTAAAGTCACTAAGGGGGAACATACCCTTGTAGTGATTACCCATAAACACAACGTCCTTCTTTCTAAACGCCACGTCCCCTGAACAGAATATCGTGGGGTCAAAGCCTATTTGTAGGTACTCCGATTCATAACCCATAGCCCTGACTTTCTTAACGTCCGTCATGTTGCTAAACGACGTGACACACCACTGGGCTATATCCACCATCCATTCAGGGACGTCCTTACGCACGTCCCCCGTCCAGTTTATCACACGGGTTCTTTCAGATAGCCACTCCACCACCTGTGGGTCAATGACGCCATCGCGCTGAATCTGCATAAACACAAGGTCGGGCTTAAATCGGTCTACCCTGTCTACAACGACATCGGATAGGCTCGGGGTGCCGTCGGGTATCTCTAAAACATCAAAGGCATTGGATAGCGATCCCTGAAAGCCATTGCGCGGGTTTCTGCCAGCGTGTAGGCCAATGTGAAGTAAGCGCATTTAATTTAATTTAAGTACCCAAAGATACAAAAAAAGGCCACCATATAGGTAGCCTTTCTTGCTGTTAAGTTATTGTTAAATTACCCTTGGGTAACGATACGACCCGATTCTTCGGTAGAACGTGAAATGGTTTCGTTAACCGTGATGTAGGTGATTCCAAGTGTCGCATTGTACGTAGAACTTGATACACTGAACACGTTTGACCAGTTGGTGCCAACCACGTTAAACACGATACCATTGGTGAACACACTTGTCTTGTCCCCTTCGGCAGCAGCAAGGGCGATAACACCAGTGGTGAAGTTAACGCTGTCAAACACGTATGATGTGTCGCCGTTCTTAGTGGAAAGTTTAGCAGTGATGGCAGGCACGCTTTCTGATGTCATCAGTCGCTCTAACGCAGCACCAGCCTGATCGTAGTAAATCACGGCATAACCCGAAGTCGGGTCTTCGTACATATCGACCACGCGGTTGATGATGAGGTACTGAACGCTGTTGTCGCTCATCGTAACGCTAATCAATACGTCTGTAAACGTAGATATGTTAGCCAATGATGCCGTCACAACGGCTGTACGTGGTAGGCCGCTGTCGGATTCAACCCAACGAACTGCACTACCTAATGTATCGGCGTAAACCTTAACGATGTCAATGTCGTTAATCTGGAATAACCCGCCGTTATTTACAAGCTGTAAGCTAAGTATTTTTGCCATTTCAAGTCCTTATTTAAGCCAAAGATAATACTTTTATCGTTTGCGATTTGCCGCCTTCCTGTTGGCTACCATGCTGCCAAGGCGTAGTCTCCCGTCCTTGCCGCGCACCAAGTCTTTCTTACGTGACGCACGCTTGCCGTTTACGCCCATTTCGTTAGCCTTTTTGTTATGTTCCATGCGATACGCCACCCGTTCAGGTCTGTTGTTGTACTTTTTCATGTACGCCATCTTCTTCCTTCGGGCAGCGGGGTTCTTGCGGTAAAAGCGCGTTGTGGCGCCAGCATCGCTGTCGCTAACCAGTTTCCTACCTGCTAACCTATTTCTCATACGTAACACAAAGCAATGACGTCCCTATTGCGAATACGGAAGTAGAACTTCCCGTCGATGTACATACCATACCCACGGTTGGGGACAAAGCTAACCAAGTCACCGGATACAACGCCCTGTTGTGACAGTTCATCGTCTACAAGCCACGCGGTACCATAACCCTGTTTGTCCCCTTCGATAGCCTTTATGAACACCCCGTTCTGCTTAATGTCGTCAATGGTTTCTTTCATGGGTTCCACGAACGTCCACCCCTTAACGGTATGCAGCACCCCGTCGCGCTTGTAGGCGTATATCATCACGTTATCCACCTGATATATCCCCTTTAGTACAGGATGCCCTTTTTCCCCTGACGAATGGTGGATGTACACCACGTCACCAATTTGTACCTCTGCGCTGCCGTCACGCGGCACGTCGGTAACGACGCCTTCCTGAACGCAGTGCAAGGGGTTGTATGGGTCGTAGTCGGTGACTATTTCGATGACTACTGAACCCAAGTCCTTTTTTGACTTAGCCTTTGTGTCTATCGAAACATTGACCTTACTTAATGGCTGTCCGTACATTATGGGTAAATTAGTATTTCGATGTAGTAAGGGTTGTCGCTGGTGCAAAGTAGACTGTTTGAAAACTGCAATCGGTTCCCGTCTGCAAGTATGGTTAACCTTATTTGGCTGTCCGTAAGCCTGTCAAAGTAAATAAAACCAGTAATGCCAGCTAAATCGTCAAGATATGCGTCGTACAACACGCAGTATGCGTCTGATGTGGTTATACATAACTTTCCGTTAATGATTACCTTACCTTGGGAGAAAATATCCCTATTGGCGTCAATGTACCCGAAGTTCTGTTCATCAAAGCTGTATGATAATGTCGCCCCGGTAGTATTCTCAAGTACAGTCGCAACAGGGTTGTCCTCACCAGATTGTGTGATTAAAGCCCTATAAACCTTAACCGTTGGGTTTTCGGCAACGACTTCCGCAATGGTTTCGCTCACCGTCAACTGCCGTCCGTCAGCAAGGAAAATGTCTGTGTCGTTAGCGTCAGCGGTGTTTTTAGCACAGATAATAATATCGTCAACAACGACATTTACACTCAGCGTAGGCTGTGAAATATTATCCACAGCGATTACACTTACGGTGATAGCATCGTTACCAGCACCTTCGTAGTTCAAAGACAACCCTGTTTCATCTACAACGATCTTTGAAACCGATTGTTTGAAGTTATACAGAATCTCCGTGTCGCTATTAGCCTCAACAGCGTTAACCACAAATTTCTTGTTCAACAGGTACGTATTGTTGGCAACCTGCTGGTCGCCAATGCTTTTTACAGTTACACTAACTAAGTTTCCCATGATTATTGTTTTGTTGCGTCATAATTTATTTCAGCGGGTAGCCCATCGCTTGACCGAAGGACGACCTCCCGTTGTTCAAATAAGGCATAGACGTGGTACACGCTACGCCCAGTCTTTAGGTATTCAAACTGATCGCGGACAATGCGCGTCACGATAGCTGTTCCGGCGGCACCAACACTAACCTCTTGGGAAACGTAGTATTGGCTCTTTAGGTCTGGCCCCCACTTAATCCGAATAATCGGCCTGTTATCAATTATGTTGTCCATTCCTAATTCCAATTATCTTACCGCTATCGTCTTTAACGTACTCAAGGTCGCCACGCTTAACGGCATCCTGAATGTCTTTCCAAACCTCCGCTTTCTGTCGCGATGTTAAGCTGTTCCACCACGGAATCTGATACCGCTTCAAAAACACCACACGGGAACTCCCATCACTATAAGGAACGGCAACAACATCATCGCTGTCATCGACCTCAATGATGTTCACCCCTTCGCTAACCATACGCTTCTCGCGGTATATGGCATACCACAGCACGATAATCGGCAGTGAAATAAAAAGTATGGTGGCTATTTCAACCATTAGAAATACTTGCGTTTTTTTAGACGGGCATCACCTTCAATGACAAATGTACGTCTTTTCTTACCGCGATACACCTCGCCCTTGGATGTCTTTTGGTTCTCCTTGGTAGTACCGCCAGCCCCTTCGCCCTCTGTGGCACGCAGCACGGAACTGCTAACGGCACCACGGACGTACTTTTCCTTTACGCCGTGTGTACGCATAGCCTTTTTGCCTTCGGGGTCTAATACAAACCGTTCGCTCTTGGATGTTTTAACGGTACCCTTTCCTTTACCACGCTGGTAATACTTTTGGGTAGACCGTTCGTAAGCCGTCGTTTCACGTGTTACAGTTCCGTCGTCGGCCTTTTTACGCCCGTAGTCTTTTGGTTTAGCACGCTTTGTGGTGCCGCCCTGACGTAGCCTTTCAGCAATTTTCTTCTTGCTTCTTAGGTAACTGGTGTTGGTAGATACGTCTTTCTTTTCGGGTTCGGCAGGGGTCTTTTCCTTGCCACCGCTAAGTTGCTCTTTTGGCACAGGGGCTACGGCGCCAGCCTGTGCGGCTTGTTCAGCGCTGTACATAGACTGCTTGCGGAGGTTTTGTAGGACAGTCTTTTTCTGACCTTTCTTATCGACCTCAACTTGAGTATGTTCCACATTCGGCTCTTTCTCCTCACTGTAACGGAACGTCTGCGATTGCTCTACGTGACCTATCCGATAAGGTCTTTTGCGTCTTGGCTTTGGCATTGTAAATACTTTCGCCAAAGTTAAGAAATTATAGCTTGTAGAATGTGTACCGATAGATGCCCGGACAGCCGGATGCCTCAAAGCAAGTAATAAGGAACTCTTTGCATTTACGCGTCTGGTATGTGTAAGGCACATCACCGACTTTGTTCTTGTACCGCTTGCACTTGTAAAATTCGGGTAGCGTAAGCGGGTCTGTGGTTGAACAGAAGTACACCAACCTACTATCAACGTAAGACGAATCCTCTGAATAGTATTTCCCTTGGTTGGCTTTGACTTGTTTTCTGAACGCGGTGTAGTTGTCAATTACGTAGCGAACGTCTGCCAGTTCTTTGTTGTTACACTGTGCTGATGCAGATAGTGTTGTTAGCGCGATGGCTATTGTGATGATGGCTTTCATGTTGTTTTTTCTTTCTTCTACGCGCCCGTTTTGGTAAGGGTTTCGTTTCTAAGAAAAAAAAATTACCTTTTTCTTTCGCCCCGCGCCTTGTACTTTGTTGTTTTTACGCGACCAAGTTTTGATTCCTTGCCCGAACCAGCGCCATATATTCGCTTTTTTTGTATTGTAACCGTTGCGCTTCCTGTCGCTGGCGACACGTCCGATGCCTTGCGCGTTTCTTTTTTCAGTTCACTTTTGACAACCCTTTTGTAAACACGCGCACTTTTCCTATTTGGCCTTAATGATTCAGCTTTCGATGAATACACGCTTTGGGGATTCCTTGAGCCACCGCCAAGAAACCGCACGTCATCAGATGAAGGTCTGGTTACGTCAACATCCTTTGTTACAACGAAAAACTTTTGTCCCTTGTTTTTTGTGCCAGTACCTTTAACGTCTTCCTCTTTTACCTTGGGGTTAGGTTCACATACCTTTCCGGGCTTGCAGCTTACGCTGCCACCCTTCTTCTTTGCGTCCTTCCGGTTCTTCTTCTTTTCCTTGTCCCCGTCGCCGTTTTTACCGTTGCGTATAAACATATCATTAGTGTTTACACAAAAGTACGCATTTGGCTAAAACCGTTAAAGACACGATCTAATTGCATACCAAATCGGGCGGGTCAAAAACACACATACACAGCCCACCTGTCGTCGCCCACCTTTTTCCACATCATACCCCCCCTACCCTTCAGTTTGGCACTAAAGCACACCCCATTAAGAACACACGGCTCACCAGAGAACACATGACCAACCTCATACTCCCCAAATCCACCCTTGATAAACGTGCAAACACTTGGGTCTTCATCCGTGTAGAAGAACAACGAACCATCATTCGTCTTTAGGTTGTCAAAGTTGTTAATCATGGCGTCAATCTTGTCCTGACCAAATCCAACAATCGGCATCGCCGAAATAATCAATACAAATAGCTTTTTCATGGTTTTGTTTTTCTTTCTTCTACGCGCCCGTTTTGCTAAGGGTTTCGTTTTTGTCGAAATTATTTTCGCAATGGTAGTGTTTCATGCCAATCCATGCGCCGAATAACGCCCCCGTTTCAAGCCCATCCGACATAAAAGGGCGACCGTCCCTTCCCCAAACGACCTTTTTACCACAAACCATGCACTTTGAACCAGTGCGTTTCCTTCTCTTAGCCATATAGTTAGATTAAATTATCGCGTATCGCGATATGCGATATTCGGGGGCTAAACGCATCCAGTAGCCACAAGCCCTATGTTATCCCCTACCAAATCGGGCGCGACAAAATTACCCACCCTCCCCAAACATTTCTTTCCTTAGCCTCATTACTTCTTCCCTATTACCCGACGGCGCTTCCCCAAGGTGGGCAGAGGCACAAAACTGTCTTTCTAACAGGTGGGTAAGCCTTAGACTTTTTACATAGTACCTGACCATAGCGCCAAACACCCTTTCGTCTAAGTAGTGGTAGCGGTAAAAAGGCACATTCTCCTCCAAAAAGTCACGCTGCACATCAGCAGGATGGCAATTCGGGCGCGACAAAAAGTATTCATCCCTACGCCTAACCCAGTCAGCCATCAGCGCATCATAGTCCCCCACAGGCTCAGCCTTCTTATACGCCTCCCTAAAAAGTTCCCTCAGCGCCTTAACCATCTTCTTCTGCTTTGTCATAACCAGTCAATTTCACGTTCCCTATCGTACCTCATGTCCTGCTCATCCCAATACCTCTCCACCTCAATCTCCTCATCCGTCATAGGCACCTCACCCGTGCCATCGCAGCTTTCACACACCCTAAACCCCTTTGTCTGGGTTCCAACCCTGCCGTTACCAAAACAGTTCTGACAGGTTTTCATTCTTTCAAAAATAGCCATGTTCTTTTGATTTACAGTTCTCGTCCTGTCCACTCAATACCATATTGGGAATAGAATTTGTCATGGATGGCTTTTCGTTCCCGCCAGCCTTTTTTTCGCGCGGCATCCCGCTTTTCATGCCATTCATCGAATTCTTTTGGGTTGATGGCGAAGTATAAGACGCCTTTGCTTGGCGGCACGTCTTTCATAAGTTTCTTGTCTAATTCCCGCATTTCTTCCCAGTATTTGTCGTGTACCTCTTGCGGTATAGCATCCCATTTTTTCTTTTTCTCAATTTCTTCAGGGAAGTATTCAGGATGTTCCCTCATAGCTTCCTCAAAAAAGTTCATGCCAACAAATTCTGTCATGTAGATGAATTGAATCTTTCTTGGCGCCTCAAAAAACTCTTTCTCTGTCAGTTTTTTCATGTTCTTTTGATTTGATCGTTATACGGACAACACGATTTATTTGTTTCGCCCGATTTGGTAAGGGGCTAAACGATACTGGTAGCCACAAGCCACCAGTTAGCGGGCATTGCTATTGGCGTTGACCGAGTATTTTTCAAGTTCTGCAATAAGAGCGTCGGCGGCTGATACGGCAAGTTTAGCCATGTATTCGACGTTGCTTTTATTAGGGACAATATCTATGGTGTCGTATATCGAAAGCAAGCCCTGTAAGGCGAAATACTCCCGCTTGGTTAAGGTGGGCAAAGTCAACTCCTGAACTGGAAGGCCAACACCACCCTCAATTTCCGCGAGTAGTTCCTGAACGGTGTATGAGGTTGCAAGTGGGTTGCGGTTATACGACCTCCACCACCCTTCATCATCGTAATAATAACGACCAACCCCGGCGGATTCTAAATCATCCGGCCAACAATACTTTAACACCTTGTTCAACTCATCCACCGTTCCGGTGTTCTCAATAGCAGCCTTGCCTGCTTTTACCTGCTCAATCTTTTTCATTGTTCTGTGTTTTTTGGTTAACGCAAGGGACTTGTCATCCGCCTCAATCAGTTCAAGCGCGGATTCTGCTTGATAGCGACGCATTCCTACACCTATCACGAAGTATAACATTTCGTGACTATCCCAAATCACCCACGGAGTGCAAGACCCGTCGTCGTCCACTGTTCCTGTTGCGCCCCTTTTTATTGTGCCATCCTCGACAAGATTCTTCACCCTATCTCCCCTCTTAAACTTCGGTGTCATATTTCTGTGTTTTTGTTTCCCATTATTACGCATCACCACACAACAAGGTTACACCAATTTTTACAAAAATCATCGCCTAACCACAAAATACCCAAACAAACCAAACATAATTTGTACCGCCCCGCGAACACTTCGCATTTTTGCCAAATAAACAACAACACAAAAGCCAATATCGCACAAATAATTTTAGTCCAGCAGAAATGGATACGCAAGTGGTTGATACATAGTAGTCAAATTTTTGGTGTTTGCCCTAAGTGGCTGTAAACCACTGGCGTTTAGAACTGGTCAACGCAGGCTTCGGGGTGGGGTTGTATGTATGTATCGGGGGGTGGGTCGGCCAAAGGAAAACCGTTTCCGCCACCCCATGCCCCATACCGGAAAATTTTGTACGTCCGGTGACGTTCAGGCAGTTAACAGGCCGCGCAGCCCGACTAATTGCGCCACAATTTAACATAATGCATATTACGGGACAGCACAACCAAAACACAGGCACCCGCACCGTTTGTTCGTTGCCCGTTTCACGGCGTTTGCCAAGTAATTCCGGCAGATTGAAAGGATTAAAGGACGGGATAGCCACCGTGCCAAATTCATCCATGCTTTGCCCGTTGGTGTGTGTGCTACCTTTGTTGGTCTGTTCCTTTCTCTACTGTTGGTGCCTATGTGGTTTCCCTTTCTTTGTCGCGCCCGATTTGGTAACACAACGGCACAAAAATAAAACCGTGCCAAAGTTTGAAAATTAGCCATTTACAAACGGCTTGGACGAAAAAAACAGACAACTCAAATTTTTTTGTTCGTCAACGTGCTGTAACTCATTGGCAGTCAGCGGCATAAAATTCGTGGTTATTTTTTGCTATTTTTTTGTAACCTTGTTTCCGCTGATGCCGTACAAGAAGTATAATTAAAAACACAGAAACCATGAAGCGATACAAATTCACCCCTACTATATGGGGGCTTGCAATGGAAGCTAAAAGGTATGCTTACTCTTTTAATTGAGGCGCCCGATTTGGTAACACAACGGCACAAAACAACGTAAAACAAATAAACAAATAGAAACCATGAAAACCAAGGAATTAAGAGACCTGCTGACAATTTGCGACGACAAAGAACAGGCCCGCGAAATTGTGAACGTGCATAGCAACCATTTGCCCGCTATTATTGCCGGAATAAAGGATGAAACCTGCACGGCTGAACAGTGCGCGAATGACGAAGTATTTTTTCACGATAGGCAGGCCTATTCGCATGATAGTTATTGTATAACGTTAGAGGGTGATGTTCGCCTACTTGAGGATGTGGCGTTCTGCGAATATCACGAAGAACATACGAGCGATTTTCGAGATGTGTATGTAGGCCGCGGACAGTCCATATACAGTGAAACGGCGGTTAGTGATGCGGGATTACATGAGTATCGGGGCGATTATTACGATGACGATGCGCTGGAGTATCACGATTTAGTGGTGATGTATGACGGTGATATAACACATATTGACAACGCGTACTTCTGGGAGTCCGACCAAGAGTACCACTACGAACCGGAGGAGGAGTATGTGATTGGATACCACGATGGCGAAAGGGGTCATGTTGTTAAATTTACAGAAAACCCCAAGTTTTTTATTGGCTACGAAATAGAGAAGGAGGATGAAGATGTAAGAAATTCACTGATGATTAGTGAATTTAACGAAACGTGCCCATATTGGATAAAAGAAAGGGACGGAAGTTTAGACAGTGATACAGGATTTGAACTCGTTAGCCCCATTTTTGAACTTGCGCCCGACAAGATACGCGAAACAATAAAGGACAACAAAACACTGATGCGGCATATCAACGCTGACAAGTCAGAAAGGTGCGGAGGGCATATAAATGTTAGCGAATCGGGACTTTCTGGCATGGAGTTTTTTGATAAGGTGAAGGGATATACGCCACTATTTTATGCTCTTTACTTTGGACGAGTGAACAAAGATTACAGTAAAGGGAAAAGCAATGCCGACCTGAAAAACGACAATGCGAAATACCAAGCCATCCGCATACATTCAAACAGGATAGAAATTCGGATAATTAGCGCTGTTCCGAATTTTGATACGCTGATGTGGAGGACGCGTCTGATAGAGTATATCTGCAATAACCCCACAGACTGCCCGAGACAGTCGTTTCTAAATTTCCGCGATACGTTGAAACCTTTAATTCAGGAACAGTACACGACGCTTGAAAGGATGCAAGAACTTGAAAACAGACTGATAAAATTCACAAAGGAATACGAGGGCGAGGACGTGGGATAACAATAAAATAAAGTAACAACAAATAAAAAAATAGAAACCATGTGTATAGCAATTTTGAACGCCAAAGGCGTAATAACTGACAACGAGTTGAAAAATAGTTGGGACAACAACCCCGAAGGAGCCGGAATGTTATTTTCCGACAACGGCAAACTGTACGAGTTTAAGAGTTACAATTTCGATGAGTTTAAGAAACGATATAAAACGGTGCGCGCATCCATACAGGGCAAAATAGTGCTGCACTTCCGAATAGCTACAAGCGGTCACGAAAAGTACGTAAATCTTCACCCGTTTTTTGTTTCTGAAAACTTGGGATTTGTTCACAACGGAATAATCTCCGGCCTTGGCGACAATTTACGGTCAGATACATTCCACTTCAACGAAATGCTTAAACGATTGCCTAATGACTTTCTAAAAAACGAGGTTCAGAGGGAACTAATATCGTCTTATATCGGCTCATCAAAACTTTTGTTTCTAAACTCAAAGGGGGGGCACGATATAATTAACGAAGAGGCCGGCAAGTGGGAGAACGGTAATTGGTTCAGCAATGACAGTCACAAAAGAAACAACGATTTTGTATGGTTCGGCAATGAGAAGAGAAGCAAAACAGGGAAGAGCGCGGGCTGGGATTATTGGGCATACAAATACGAAACAGAGGAGGACGGCACAACCATTCATGAACTTACAGAAGAGTTATCGTTTTTTTACGAAGGAGTTACTGAAGCAAGTGTAAAAAAAGTAATTGCCGTTATTGGCTGCACAAACGAACAGGCATTTCAGTACATAGAAGAGTGGGCGAATTACCTGATATGTTACGACCTTTCTAAACTTCCGGCACTCATTCAGCGCGAAATAAGCACAGGAAACGCGGAGGAGCATTATGACGCGTAAACGATTGCGACCGTGTGGGCGCGCGGCACTGACTGTGTTATTGTACATATTGCTTTACTCCATGTTTATAGCTCTTGTATTGTTTTTTTGCGTATGGGCGTCCGTAACAAACAAGTATGGGTCCTGACAACAACCAACCCCATAGCTGTCCGATAAAATCGGACAGCTTTGCGTGATAGTGATAGTGAAAAGAACCAAGTGCAAACGTGTCAAATTTAACCATTCAAGCTATGAAAAGAAAAAGAAAATTGATGCCGAAGGTAGACGAAGACACCGTAAAGAGGATGCAGGAATTTTTCTCCCGCCCCGGCATAAATAAAAAGGGCATAGCCATTGAAGCGGGTACTACATCCTTTTATATCAATGGTGTGTTGAACGGTACGCGTCAGATGACAGTAAAGCAGGGCGAACGTATATTGTCTGTTATGCGGAAATATGGGTTTTGAGCGCCCGATTTGGTAAGGAATTATTAACAACTAAACAAATAGAAACCATGAAAGCAGTAGAATTTCACCGCATAGGTTTAACAAACAGCAGCGGACATTACAAGGTGTATGGGGAGGTTGGCGATATGTCTGTAAGCGCGACCATTACTAACGCTTCGATGTACGACGCATATAACGATCACGTGAAAGATCAAGTAGACGAATCCACCTGCTACACGATGGATGAAATAGAGGAATGTTGTTGTGACTTATTGCTGCGCGCAGCACAGGACAGGGTAACGCGTTCACGCGGCAAGATTAAACACGCTGGCGCATGAGAACCATTGTAACCGTGTTATTGTACATAGTGTTGTATGTTGTGTTCATTGCCTTGGTGATGTTTGGCCTTATGTGGGTGACGTATGGCTGACCTATTTTTGCCGCGCCCGATTTGGTAAAATGATATTTGAATCGTAACCTTTCAGAAACAAAGAACGTAAAAAACAAAGAACAATGAAAACAAGGAAATTTGATAACGTAAAACTAAACCAAACGGTAACTTTTGAAGAAAAAGGAATGATTGAAACTGGTGTAGTATGTGAAGTAAAAGAAAACACATTTACATTAAGAGCATTAAGATGTTGGGATAACAATGGGGTAATGAGTTATTATGATAGTTTCTTCAACTTTTATAAAACTGGGACAAAAAGCCATCCTCATTATACCTATGGAAATGCAATAGAAATAACTGGCACAGTATGAGGGTAATTAACTGAAAAACACACAGAACAATGAAAAAGATTGAAGAAGTAAAATCAGGCAAGGGCGGCACGTGCTAAACTTGTACAAATTGCGATTCAGCTAATCGAAGAATCCATTGCCTAATCGGGCGCCCCGACCCCCGCAGTTGTCCGCTAACACCGGACAGCTTTTTATGATAGTGAAAAGAACCAAGTGCAAACGTGTCAATTTTAACCATTCAAGCTATGGCATACTACGTAATAGAAGTAGACGTGATAGAAGTAAGACACGTCAATGGGTGTGTTGTCATACCAATGGGAGATGAGAATATGCCGGACTATTTTTGGGTGGGCGCCCGTTTTGCTATGCCACAGTACCAAAAGGATGACGGGCAAATCGTTACGCCTATCCTCATCCACCACTCATCCGTTAGGCGAATGAATAACCGACAGAAAAGAACTTTCGACCTAATAAAAGTTGGAAAGGTGAAAAGTATTTCGGAATTTTCGCAACCCAAAGGCAATCGTAAACGTAGAACAAGTAAAATCAAAGAAAATGGCAAAATTTAAGAAAGGCGACAGGGTGCGTAACATTGTCGACAACGGTGTGTTAAAGTACGGAGCAACCGGAACGGTAGCTGAGGACGATCAATCAACTCCGTGGGTAATTTGGGATTCGCAGGACATGATATACAATCGTTTCCAAAGTAGTAGCCTGAGGTTTGGTCAGCGACAGGAGTATCTCCAACCCATCGAGCCGGAGAAAACCGGAACGCCTACTGATTGGGTAGACGAATCGTACGTCGAACTCCCCAAACAAGAGAAGCCCGAACCCGCTGAAATATATTACGACGCAACCTACAAAGGCGCAAGGGTGGGTGTTATTAGCGAACCACTTGTGCTTGTCCAGTTTTGCGACGGAACCGTTGGACACGTTAAGGTGAGTGAACTTAATAAGGTAATGACGTTTGGGGAGTGGTGTGACAAAGAGTACATTCATCAACTTGATTTTCAACCTGACGAATTAACTGAAGCATACACCCGTTACCAAGACTACCTGAAGGGGCTTGAAAGCAGCGAATCTTAATTGTATCGCCCGATTTGGTAACGGTTGGTAATAAATACAGTTGCGAATTAAAAGAACAAAACTATGATAACAGAAGAACAATACAACGAAGCAAAGACACTCATTAAACAGTACGAAAGTGAGCAATTGGATTTATTACGTGTTGTGCGTAGTAAGTCTGCAACAACGTCAATTCCACAAGAGCGTTGGGGAGTACATAGAACACATTGCTGTTTTGAGCATGGTTGTAAATATGGTTATGAAGATTGCCCCGTGGAATTGGGTATAATCAAACAAGACTATAAATGTCAAGACTGCGATTAATCTTATTACGCATAACGTTTTGCAAATAAGCAATCGTTTTAATGTTTCTTATTTGCTGTTATAGGTATGTAAAATTTGCGATATGAAATTAAAAGAATGGCTTGATAAAGGAGAAGGTGGTGAATGGTATGAACCTTATGTAACCAACAGAGACTTGGTATGGATAGGAATAGGAACCGTAACAGTAAGTTGCATCATAATTACAGGATGTTGGGTACTTAGCAAATTTTATTACCTATAACTGGGGGCTTGTGGCGTATTTATTTACGAATTTAATTTAGAAACATGAAGAAATATCAGATAATATATGCAGACCCGATTAGTTTAGTAGGATGCACAATTTAAAACGAAAACAGAAAAACAAAAAGAAAAAAACGATGGAATTAAATAAAATATACCAAAAAGACTGTTTTGAACTACTTGCAGGAGTTGATGATAATTCTGCCGACTTAATATTTTTAGACCCAAATTATCAAGATTGGGTAAAACTTATTGCCGATGGCTTGGTAAGTGAATGTTTTAGAGTGTTAAAAGAAACTGGCAATATTCTAATGTTTACAAAGAAACCGTATGATTACGATTTAAGAAACCAAATAAACTATTGTTTTAGGAATGAGATAATATGGAAGTATATAAAAACAGGTAACTGGGTATCAAATAAAATGCCTACATACTCGTATCATAAAATATTTTGGTGTTGCGGAAAAAGTTTCTTTTTTAATCCGAGAACGGGTATGCCGTATAGCCCAAATACCAAACAAGGAGATAAAGGGTATTTAGTTTTTGATGGATATAAAGAAAAATCAAACCCATTTTTTAATAGCAAAGAAGGGATTTGGCTGAATGATTTATTAAACATAGAAAGAAAAAGAGAAGATGGGGGTAATATACCAACAAAGCCAATAGAACTATGTCAAATATTGATTAGATGCTTCTCTCCAAAAGGAGGGCTAATAATAGACCCCTTTATGGGTGGTGGCAATATGCTTGTAACAGCAAAAAAAGAAGGCAGAAATTACATTGCAGGTGATATTGATAAAAGTTGTTTTGATTTTGTTACAGATAAATTATTAAAAACAGAATATGAATTGTTTTAAAAGTGCGGTGGCTTTTTATATAAAATTTTTGAACACCAAAGTTTTATACGAAGTACCAATGTAGCACTTGCAGCTAACACGGGGCTTGTGGCGTATTTATAGCGTTTAGCCCCCGATTCCCTTACCAAAACGGGCGCAACAAAAAAACAAATCAACATGAATAAACTACTAATAAGTCAGTCCCTAATAAAGGACGTACAAGACCGTGACGGATGCCGTTATATGCTCAAGCTAAAGTACATCGACGGCCTACGGTCGGAGCCAACAGAGGCAATGTACTCCGGCCTACTCTTTGAACAGGAACTAATAGGTGCCGCACGGGGACACCAGACGATCGAGCCGCCAAAGAAACAGCGTGGGGAAGGAAGCTACGCATGGGCAGCACAAGCCGTATCACAGGCGAAGTACCACAAGCAAAACACACTACCAAAGATGGGCATAAAGGTGACAGAGGTACAGCCGGAAATCATTGAAGGGGACTTGGTGTTTCACCTTGACTGCATTGCTGATTACGAAGGTAGTAGTGTTATCATTGACATTAAGTACACTGCATCACGTAAAGACGACAAGGGTAAGTATGGGTGGGGCGTCCCTGATGCACTTGACCATACACAGGCTGTACACTATACCCTTGGTTCTTACCTGCGCGATGGGGTGGTGCGCCCGTTTTACTATCTGGTGTTCGGCAAAAGCGGGTGGATAAAGTTTATCCGCGCCCGTATCAGCAGTGAAGCGATGGAAAACCACTACCGTATCATTGACCAAGTGCGTGACTACATGGTTAACAAGTTTGAGCCTATACCCACGAAGGACTGTAACGTGTGTGCTGACTGCCTGTTCAACAAACTGTGTGATAAGCGCAGCTACACACCCATTGAAGAAGTAATTGAAGTTTAATTAACAATAGTTTAACATGAGCAATTTTAAGGTAGGCGACAGGGTTAAGAGCCTTGTTGGTAATGAGTTTATACGCAAGGGCGGTACAGGGACAGTCGCCTTAGTGTCCAAAAAAGACGTAGATGTTTCTTGGGACAACCCAAAGTCAGGCGGCACAGGCTCCCGTTGGTCAATCGAGATAGACGAAATAAAACTGATTACACCCAAAAATAAGCAGCCAAAAGAAAAGGTTGACCAGCCCGTAGAGGAAAAGGTTTCACAATCATTTTCTTCCCCTGTGCCGCCTGACGCAATACGCAAGCACCCGCAGCTACCCGACGTCAACTACGTGCCAATACAGTACCTTGAGGACACTGCCGACGTGCTGATGCCTTTTCGGTCGTCACGCATTGTGGAATGGCGCGTAGAGGTAGGTAACGTGGTGGTGGTGGCAGAGGTGTGCGATAGCAAATCGGGCGTGTCACACATGGGCGTTGGATGTGCGTTACTTGAGGATATGCGCGACCCCTTTGAACTTCAAAAGAAGCTACCGTTAGCAGAGAGTTTAGCCTATAAGGGTGCGTACAGAAAGTTTGGTGTTGTGTTCGGCAGGGATATTAACCGTGACCCATTAGAATGGGTTGTACAAGGAAGGGCTAAGAAAGAAGAATGGAATCCTGACGGGGACAAGTAATTTTGCCGCGCCCGATTTGGTAACGTCAATTCTGGGCATAACGTTTTGCGTATATGTGCAGTACGCAATGACAAAACTTTAAATTATTACTAACCGCTTGAAGCGTATTGCACATATACGCTGTTAGGCACAGTTAATTTTACGAAAATGGTTTTTAAAAAGTACAAATCAAAAAACAAAAAGTGGAACTCTAAAATGTTTTTCCACACAAATTACAAAACAGGTGAAAAGAAATTTGAAGCGATGTTTGTCGAATGCTTCGGTTACACTTTTTGGTTTTGGCGAACTAAGCAAATTTATTATGATTGGCCGAATGCTGCTTAATTAATTGTGCCTAACGTTTTGCGTATTGCTGACGTTGCCAATTTAGAAGCACAAATATTTAATTTAAAATAAAAAGTTGATATGGAATACAAAGTTCAAATAACAGATGAAGATGGCAATGTTCAGCAATACGTTGTTATCCGTAGTTCTTCTTCCGAAGACAAAAGTTTGAATGACTTCATTTTAGAAGCATTACAAATTTCAGAAGATAAACGAAAGCTACCATTTAAAATACAATGCCCAAATGATTTAGAAGTATATCCTTCACTAAAAATGAAGTTTGAAAACTATGGCAGTTCGTTACTTGGCGATAAGTTAGAAGCAATGCACATCACTTGGCGTGATTAGAATTACGGCTAACTGGGGGCTTGTGGCGTATTTATAGCGTTTATCCCCCAACGATAATTAAACAGAAGCAGCTAAATCGGGCGAACCAACAAAGAATAAATGACAGAAACACCACACGACTTAGACTTAGAACGTAGGGTAATAGGCACAATCCTATCGCACAGCGACGCCATCCTTGACTGCGCCACGGCACTCCCTGAAACAGCGTTCTACGATAAGTATAACAACATGATATACAAAGCCGCCATGTCCCTGTTCAAAAAGGGCAAGACGGTGAACTTAGTCACGGTAGCCACCGAAATGCGGGAACTATACGGTGAGGTAGATGCCGTGTACCTGTCCGAATCACTTAATGTAGCCCCGTCAGCACGGCACTTAGATGAGTATATTGACCTACTATGCAACCTTGACATCCGACGTAAGACAATCACATACGCTGGGGGTCTATACACGGACGCGCAAGACATCAAAAAGCCTATTAACACGTTACTGACAGACGCCGCGAAAAGGCTTATGGATGTATCAGCGATGCCAAAACGGGCGCACCAAACAACAGCAGAGCAACTAAGGGACGTAATAAAGGACATTGAATCAAGTATTGAATCAGACGGTATAACAGGTGTCCCATCAGGGTACCACGACATTGACAGGGTAACAGGGGGATGGCAAAAGAGTAGCCTGATTATCCTTGCGGCACGTCCGGCAATGGGTAAGTCAATGTTAGCCGTGAACATGGCAGATAACGCAGCCCTGCAATTCAAAAAGAAGGTCGTGGTGGTCAGCCTTGAGATGAATAACAACGAAATACACAAGCGGCGACTATCCCGCGTAACAGGATACAACACCACGTCCTTTAGGCGACCGAAGCTACTTGACTGGAACAAGGTACATAATGGCGTTACGGCAATCACCACGGACAACCTGTGGATATGGGATGACCCGTCGTTAACCATCCACGAACTACGCGGCATGGCGGCACGCCACAAGGCAAGGCATGGGCTTGACCTGATTGTACTGGACTACCTGCAACTGTTGACAGGTGAGAAAGGTGGTAACAGGGAGAACGAAGTTAGTAGCATCAGCCGTGGGCTAAAGGTGTTGGCGAAAGAGTTGGACATACCTGTTATTGCACTAAGCCAGCTAAGCCGTTCGGTTGAGCAGCGTGGCAGTAAAAGACCTACGCTATCTAATCTACGGGAATCGGGGGCTATTGAACAGGATGCGGATATGGTGGCGTTTATACACCGACCCGAATACTATGGGGATATGCAGGATGAGGAAGGGTTTAGCACTGTGGGCATGGCGGAGTTTATCATATCTAAACACAGGGGCGGTGCGCTTGCTGATATAAGACTTAGGTTTGACCCAGAACAGAGTGTGTTTAGTGAATGGAGAAAAGAATTTCAATCAGTAGTGAAACCTAATGCAGACTTTGACCGTAGGAGGGAGTATGGCGAAGATGATGTGCCTTTTTGATATTGTCGCGCCCGATTTACCAACTAAAACAACTAACATGGATAAAGCAGAACAATACTTCAGTCAGAACTTCCCTTACCGTATCCCCCACATACTTGAGTTTGTAGAGGGCTTCCGGTACGAACTAAAGGTAGACACCCCCCACGGGCGGGAGTGGGTACAGATACGCCACAAGGGACAGTATGATAGTGAAGAAATACTAAGGGCGCTATGCGCTGGTCGTATTCGCGTGCCTGATTATTTGCACAATTTCCACCACAAAAACGTTGAAATTAAGTTGGAAAACGGTACATTTGCTGTCGACAAGAACCTAAACGCCACAGTAAAAGGTAAGGAAGAAGAAATACGTATTAACCAACGGGAAGCCCGCCAAATAGGTCTGATAATAGACGAAATGTTCAGGGGCAAATTCAAAAAGTAACCATTAAATCCAAATAAACATGGCTCTCTCAAACAGTGAAGCACGAAGCGCTATTTTCCTGCGCCTAAAAGGAAGCACAGAAGACAAACCCGCCTTTAAGCGCATCGCAAAGATGGGTGATTCCTATGAGGAGATTGATTCCTTTGACACCATCGAAGGCACCCTTGCGGGTATTGAGTTCCGCGAGTATGAGTACGAAGGGGAAAAGAAAACCAAAGCCGTGCTGAATATGCACGACGGGGATGAGCAATACAAGGTGGACATCCACACTGGCTCATCAATGGGTATATCTATCCTCAACAGCCTGCTGTCTGCCGATAGCCTTGCAGGTAAGCTACGTATCAGCGTGTACAAGAAAGACAAGTACAACAACGCGTATGTGGAACTGAACGGTCAAAAGCTACCGTGGAAACTTGACCTTGACGAACAGGCTAAGTTCATTGATAAGGTGAAGTTTAAGGGAAAGGATATTTCTGACAAGACACGCCTTGAGGAACACATTGTGTCGCTTGTTAAGTCAGAGATACCACAGAAGATTGACACTATCCCAAGTCAACACGTGCCAAGTGGTGTAGAACGCCCCAGTAAGAAAGGGGAACTACTTGCCCGTAATGAGAAGTTTGACGATGGTGGTGAAGATGATCTGCCTTTCTAAGATTGTCGCGCCCGATTTACTAAGCCAAGGGGAGTTAACGCTCCCCTTTTTTATTGCCATCAGATACCAAATCGGGTGCGGCAAAAAAACCGTGCCATATCCAATTCGTATCTTTACACTATGGCAACAGTACGGACAGCATCAAGGAAGGACGCAAACCATAACGAAATAAAAAAGGCGCTTGAAAAGGTAGGGGCATACGTTATAGACACCCACCAGCTAAAGAACGCCTTTGACATGATTGTAAACTTTAGGGGAAAGTCATACATCGTTGAAATAAAGGACGGCAAAAAATCGCCATCGGCACGTAAGCTATCAGAGGGTGAACAAATATGCGCCGACAAGCTAAACAACGTAGGCGTCAAATACCACATCGTAGAATCCGTAGATGAGGCCATGCAGCTAATAGGAATCTAAAAAACCAACGCTATGACACAATCAAAAAGGGCAAGCATAATCGCTAATGTCTTAAACCATGAATACGCCCAATTACGCATGGTGTCGCTTGAACTCGCGTTCAGCTTTGAACACGGTGACAACGAACTGTCAGAACTAATAGAAGAACAAATTGACGCCCTGATGGACTATATGGCTGACACAAGCGTTGACCTTATGACAGCCACACGTTCTGCAATATCAATGCTTGACGACAAGGTTATTGAAAACACCCCAAAGGCAGACATTATATTGATTGCAGCCGTGGAAATACAGCGACAGATAATTGCAGGCATGATAGAAGGTGTATCCTCGCAAGTAAACCCTCGACTGAACTAACAATTATACCTTCGGCATAGAACGTAAATCATTGCTAACATCGTTAAGTGTATATTAAGAATAAACAAAAACCACATTATATGTTGATAATGAATTATATTTGCCTATGCCAAAAAAGTGCAAAAGCGGAAACTGCCAAAACCCCGTATGGGGTGGTGGATACTGCCGCAATCACCAGCACAGCAGGGCAGATAAAAAGCCTAAGTTATTGGGCGCAAGAAAAAAAACAGGGGAACTACAAGTATTCATGGAGATATGGGCAGAGCGCCCTCACTTTAGCGAACTAAGCGGTAGGCCGTTGGAACAATATGCTTCGACGGCCTTTTTTGCCTCCCTATTCGCCCACATCCTTAACAAGGGGATGTACCCCAAGTTCAGGCTAAACAAAGACAACATCGTACTGCTACACCCCGAAGAACACAACCTCCTTGACTTCGGCACCATAGACCAACGAGAAGCCTACGCACGTAAATACTACTGCGACTGGCAAGAGATATACGATAAGAAGGAATACCTAAAATCAATATATGAGTGAATCGTTAAGACTTAGGCTTTCAGATGAGGAGATAGCCCTGCTCGGACTGAAAAAGAAAGAGAACAACAGGTACTACCTGTCTGGTGAAAGGCTTAAGAAGATCACCGAATACCGCGAGAAGAAAAACCACAGCGCCCTTAGTGAATACTGCGCTGAAAAAGGCATCCCCTTTGATAGCGTCCGCTACTACTGGCACAAGGGTAAACACTTCAGCGTTAACTCCCGCGTCGACAGCCCCGATATACAGGTAGTCAAAGACGCTATCATTGCTGAAATGACGGAGTACGCCCCTAAGTACCCAAAGTATAACTACCCCAAGCACACCGACCCACACCTATTGGTGATAGACCCCGCAGACATCCACATAGGTAAACTATGTGATGCCTTTGAAACGGGGGAGGAATACGATAGCCAAATTGCTGTACAGCGCGTCATAGATGGTGTTAGCGGGATATTAGCCTACGCAGCAGGGTATCAGGTGGAACGGATACTCCTTGTGGCAGGTAACGACGTGCTGCACGTAGACACCCCACGTTCTACAACGACATCCGGTACGCCCCAAGATAGCAGTGGTATGTGGTACACGAACTTCATTATGGCACGACGGATGATGACAGACGTTATCGAAATGCTTGCTGCCGTAGCGCCCGTGACGGTAGTGTTTAACCCATCCAACCACGATTTCATGTCGGGCTTTCAACTGATGGATGCCGTTAGCTGTTGGTTCCATAGGTGCAGCGACGTTACCTTCGATGCGGACATGAAACACCGTAAGTATTTTGTCTACCACGAAAACCTAATAGGCACCACCCACGGTGACGGCGCTAAGACGGACGACCTGCCGATGCTGATGGCACAAGAGGCTAAACAGCATTGGTCTACCACCACCCACCGCTATTGGTACACCCACCACGTACACCACAAGACCATGAAGGACAAGGTTGGCGTTACCATTGAATCCATGCGCTCACCATCCGGCATAGACGGGTGGCACCACCGCAACGGGTACCAACACGCACCCAAAGCTATTGAAGGCTTTATCCATCACCCACTACACGGGCAGGTTGCACGCTTAACAAAAATCTTTTGACCATGAAGTACGTAGGAATAGCAGGTGGCACAAAGGCACAGCGGGAATATGCTGGCACAGTCTTTAGCGCACACTGTACGATGCGGTGCTACCACAAGCGGTTTACCCAGCACATCCACAAGTTCGTCAGTATGCTGACGGGCGTTGACATGGATGAGGTCAGCTATGGGGCGTATGAAAACCCCGTGCGTAGCTTTAGTGATATACACCTAAGTAAGTATACCCCCGTATATCAGATGAAGGTGTCTGATGTTATTGATACCGTCCTTACGGCAGGTGAACATATAAGCCCCCGATTCTTTACTAAGCCCCTGTTCCATGAGGTGCATAAGGCCGGTACCCTGTGGGTTATTACGGACATCACCCATGAGGTTCAGGCACAGGAGGTGTTGCTGCGTGAAGGAATTGTGATATTTTTGAAACAAAAGGGAACGGACGTCGTAGAACAACGTGAGAGGGAACTATTCGGATTGGCTGATGGCGACTATGTGATACTACATAATGGCAGTGAATCAGACATTAAGAATAAGATTTGTAACTTTATGAAAACGTTAGACTTGCACGATGGAGAAAAGAAAAGATACTACGAAGGTTAAGATCGACCGTCGGTTGGAGAAAATCTTGATGTTAGAAGCACAGGTTAACCGCTTTGCTAAGACGCCTAATCAGGTTCGTGAGAACAAGGTTATTAAGGCTAAGATAGCAAAGCTGCACAAGGAAATTGATAACCTTGACCCCGTGTTCTACGTTAAGATTGCTGCCGACTGAATGGTTTATACACCTTAGTCTTGATGACCGACCTTTTGTTGGTCTAATGGGAGTGCTGTCTTATTATTTTCCAGCCATTTTTGGTAACGTAACCCATGCCCATGAGTGGTACTGACGAACAAATACTTGTACGCGAAGTCATAGAGCGTAACATCAAACACTTCTTTGGTCGCCAGTGTGACAAAGCACATTACTTCCGCGCATACAAGCTGTTGAAAAAACACAAGGATAACCCGTGGGTAAACAGCTACGTCAAGCGCTACCGTAACGACGTGGAGATATTCACCCGCGCATGGCGCAAGACAAAGGACGTGTCGTGGATGGGGCTGTCGGTGTTCGCATACAAGATACAGCGTGGACGCGCAGCAGAAAAGGCACGGGACAGGGCTATCGCAGAGGCAGAAAAGAGAAAGGGGTATGTAACTATTTCGTTTAAGATTTCGTCTGAACAGTATTTGGAGTGTAAACGCATTGTCAACGCAAGGCCGGGACGCGAACGCCGTGCCATGCAGATAGTAGCCTATCGGCTGTTTCTGTCACACATGGCAAATCGGGCGCACACAAGACACCTAAAGGCAATCCTAAAGACAATAGAGATAGCACAGCGAGAGGGTAAGACTGCTAACGTACAAAGGCGACTGGCAAAGTTTGGTATAACCATAGAGGAACTACTGCGTATATGATAGGCTTGAACGAACTACTTGCCACCATTGAGAAAAACCCCGAATGGGACAACGCCATGATAGTGAAAGAACTAAAGGCACGGCTGTCCGATTTGGCTACGCGACGCAAAAAATTTGCTGACCAAATGAAACTTTTTTCTGACGGATACGATAGAACTATGCTAAATGAGTTTTACTTATACTGGACAGAAAGTGATAGAAGCACAAAACCAAAGATGCGATTTGAAAAAGAGGCAACATGGGAAACGGGTCGTCGCCTTGCGCGTTGGTACCGAAACAATATCTGAACCAGCGACAGACGGCAGGATGGTGATGCACTACCGCTTTATGGTCGATGGCGTTAGGTACGAGATACGCGGGACGACGGCTGACTACCACGTTATCTTACAGTACGCCAATGGCGACAAGGGGGATAACTGTGCTAAGTTAAGCCATGACAAGTTATGTAAGTGGTTGTTGGACAAAAATGCTACAATATGGAAATAGGAATCAACTGTTCGGAATTTCCGAACGTTTGGCGGCTGTGGAATGACGGCTTTAGCCTTAGCTGGATTGCCCGTGAGTACGGGGTGTCGGTGTCGTGTGTAAGCGCGGTGGCAGAGAAGCTACTGAAAGATCCTAAGTTGCGTATTGCCGAGCCTGCGGATGTGGCTATTGTGGTGAAAGATGATGACACCACTGTTGGTGACTGCATACTAAAGCCCCATCTGTTAGAAAGGTATAGAGTTGGGTATGGTGCTGTAACCTTTTTATCAAGTATTCAGTAAAAGGATTGTAGCGCCCGATTTGGTAACGCAACATTTCCAACGTGCCGAGTATTGCCGTTCGTTGCGGATTTAATAGTACAAACTTTCAAAAACAGATAAACTTAAATAAAATGATAGACCCTAAGGAAAAAGATGAACAGCCATTACCACAAGGTGATGTTAGTGGCTTGTTGCTGAGTAGAGCAGAAATGCTTGATATTGCACGGACGAAAATAAACAGCCACTTCTTAACAAACTATAAAACTCACAATGAAATAATGGCTGACAAAAGAACTGGAAGTGCAATGATTGGATTTATGAAATGTTGGGAATGGCTAAACAAAACAATATGAAAAAACATCAATTCAAAGTAGGCGACAGAGTTCGCATAAGGGCGTGGGACGATATGGTTAAAGAGTTTGGAACGGATGCGGGTGAGGCGATTCCGTGTGGGGATGAGTTTTTTGTGCCAGCTATGCGACACTTATGCGGTCGTGAAGCATCTATCGTTAAAATTGACGAAAAATTTGTTGTAATGAATGATTGGAGCGACAAATCAGGCAATGTTACTTGGGTGTTCACCACCAGTATGATTGAGCCTGTGGAACATGAATGTAGGTACTGTGGCGTAATGACCACGCAGCCCGACGAAGAATGTTACAAAGCCACTGACAGCAGTGACCTCTTAAAGCGTGCAGTAGAAGCGTTGGACGACTATCTAAACGCTGGGTGTAAAAAGACCCGTTCCGCCGCTGCTGAAAAAGCAAAAGCTGTTTATAGTGAGTATTACGGCAAGGAGTACGTTAATCGTGCGGATAGGAATTTGTCGTGAAAGAAACCGTTTATTGGTATCTAACGCAACAAATTACTATCCCTTACCAAATCGGGCGCACCAACAAAAAAAGACTATGAAAGGAATTAAAGTAAGCCCATACGTTTATCCTTATATCACCATACGTTCACGTATAGCAGTACGTGGATGGAACAAGGTAGACAAGCCAGTGCCTCAGCATGACCTACTTACTATCCTTCAGGCAGTGTCATTAGCTTCAGGGGTGCCCATAGACCTAATACAGGGTAACGGTAGGCAGCCGGAGATAGTAGACGCACGACACGTGTTCTGCTACGTAGCCGCAAAAGATAATTGGGGCGAAAGGCAAATATCTGAAATGATTGGCATTGGAAGAAGTTCTGTGCCACACGCAAAAAAGAAAGTCAAGAACTACTTGGAAACGTCCGACAAGCGGGTGATGTCTTACTACTATGGGACTATTGAAATACTAAAGCAGAATGAACCAGCGACTACTTGACATAGCCCAATGCACGGTTATTCCGTCGCTGTTAGTCTTTGGTCAGATACATCACAGTACCAAACACAGCTACTCCCCCGCTGACCCATTGCCACAGTTTGCGCTTGTTCCTCTCGATACGGGCGGTGTCCTGTGCTATAACGACAGCCTGGCGCAGCTCGGTGTTGATCGCAGAAAGGTCGCTGATCTGTTGCTCTTGCAGGGTGATAATGCTATCTTTGGTTGCTCGGTTCATCAGGCACTCGACACATTCCAGAGCCTTAGAGCGCTTGATGCAGATGGTGTCCTGACCGGATGCCGTAAAGGGGAT